CGTTTTTTTTAAACCAAATACTGTCATTAGGCTGAACTTAATTCTGTTTAAATGTAAATAATCAAATATAATTCATAATATGGTGATTTTATTGTAAACGTATGGTTAAAATAATAAATCTTAAATATAACAATAGGTTACAAATAGGGTACTCTACAGCCCTTTAAATACGTAATGTGTAGCAATGTGTATTACTGTACTAATACACTACATGTAACTAATAACGTATAAGGAGATACCTTGACTAAAGCAAAATCAGCATCACGCGCACCACGAAGATCTAAATCTGAAATTCCAAAAAAAGAATCAGAAATACAAAAACCTGAAATTTTAAAAACAAAAAAATACAATACCCAGCATATCAGGGGTCAGTTTACTAATGAGGTATATCCATCATTAAGAGAAAATACAATAATTTTAGCTGATACAGAATTACGCATCGATCCAGATGATATTTATGTTGTATTTGGTGATGAAGTCATGGGGCAATATATACTTGATATGGACTTCAATTATATCCCTTATGCACAACAAATTTTAGTCAATGCTTTGATACAACGTACTAAAGAGATACCTATCACGTTCCATCCAGATGTAGTTTATTCATTGACACAAGATAAAGAGAATTCTTTGTATTACAAAAAAACGCCTAATGAGGTAAGTGCTTTGTTAATGAAAGAGGGTACTAAGAATATAACGCGTGACAAGGAAGCTGTGCTGTTAAGACAGAAACAGGATACATCGGCACAAGCAATAAGAAATAAACGCTCTACTGCGGTTAGATTCGCTGTGCAGCTAGGATATGACAGAACCTTTGTTAAAACTGTATTAGCAACTTTAGTAGAAGAAACAGATACCGGAATATTATCATTAGAACCTAAGCGTATTTGTGCATACATTGATGACAGGATCAGATCTGATGCTAATACTAAAACCTTAGAAGAAAGAAAAGGTAATAAGAACATGGGAGCTAACCAAGCCAAACCTACTAAAAAATTAAACCGATTACATAATTAAGGAGATATATGAACAATAACGCACTAGGATTGGATCAAATGATCCAATTATCAGAAATCAGTAAAAAATCTGAAGAATTTCCAGAGTTTGAAAGAAAATTATACTCAGGAATAAAGGATAAAATTTATCATTTATTATTAGCAGAATACAATGTTTGTGAGAATGCGAACGAACGATCAGCAATGTTATTAGCAATAACACCAGCTATAATAGAATTTGGTATGACAGTAGAACAAGATAATCAAATCTAAGGCACTAAACGAGCATTCTAAGAGGTTTTAATAACTAAGTCATGCAATGGCAACACTTTAAGATTAAAACCTCTTAGAATGACTTGATATTAATGTGTTTAATCGTGAAATATCTGAATATTATCAAGGTTGGGAAGCTGCTGATCAATATGCCTTTGATGTAATTAATGGTGATGTGATAACAAACATTCATGTAAAAGAAACATGTGCAAGATACATTTATGACAGAACAAGAAAAGATATAGAATTTAGAGTAGGTTGTGTGGATCAAGCAATTAAATTTACTAACTTACTAAAACACGTCAAAGGTGCAATCTCAGGCAATCCAATGTTATTAATGAATTGGCAAATATTCATTGTTGCTAATTTATTAGGGTTTTATTTTACAAAAGGGTTACGAAAAGGAGAACGAAGGTTTACAAAAGGATTATGTTTAGTTGGCAGGGGTAACTCTAAGACTACCTTAGCGGCATGTTTAAGCACATTATTCATGCTAACATCCCCTAATGGGTCTCCTAGCGTGTTCAGTGCAGCAAGGACTAGAGCGCAAGCTGCGTTATCATTTACTGATACAAAGAAAATGATAAATGGCGCAGATTTTAGCATCAGATCTATGTTTGAAGTACATTCCCATGATATATCAGGGTTAATAAATGACAGTTTATTTAAACCATTGGCATCAGAAGCACAATCAGTTGATGGATTAAGATCGTCATTAAATATTATTGATGAATTAGCCTCTCATACATCAGGTGAAATGATGTCAACATTAATAACTGGAACATCAGCTACTAAAGATCCACTAACCTTCAGCATATCAACAGCAGGAATACAATTAGATGGTGTATGTGTTCACGAAAGAAATTTAGTCCGTGACATTAATGCTGATCTTATCAAAGAGGATTCTTATTTTGGAATTGAATTTAGTATTGATGATGATGACGAATGGGATGACGAACAATGTTGGATAAAATCAAATCCAGCACTAGGTCATGCGGTTAATATTAACTCATTAAGATCTGAACTTGCTAGGGCAAAACAATCACAAGTAAATAAAACCGCATTTAAAACTAAATATCTTAATGTATTCGTTAATACTAATAATAATCCTTATATTAGCACAGATGAATTAGAAATAAATTGTGCTAGGAATAATTTAAATATTAAAAGTTATAAAGGGCGAGAATGTTATGTAGGAATTGACGGAGCGCAACGATTTGATTTAGCATCAACAGCTTTATTATTTCCTGAAGATGATGGGTCATTGACTGTATTTTTTAGACATTATGTTCCTAGAGGAGCTTTAAAAAAATTAACTTCTAATAAATTTGAAATGTATACACAGTGGGAAGCAGATGGATTACTAACAATAACTGAGGGGAACTCAATAGATTTTGAATTCATTAAAGATGATATTAGATTTGCTGCTAAGAACTTTAAATTACAAATGGTAGGGTATGATCCGTATGCTTTGGCACAAGTAGCTATAGAATTAGAGAATGAAAAAATAGAAATGGTGGAAGTTAGACAAGGCTATGCTCAATTATCTGAACCATCTAAGCTGTTACAATCATTAGTTTCTGATGGACTTCTAAATTATGACAAAAACGATAAAGTATTTTTGTGGTGTATGGCGAACGCATGTATGTCAGAAGATCAAAACGCTAATATTAAAGTGCATAAAGATAAATTAAAGATCCATGACAAAATAGATTGCGTCATTGCACTAATAACGGGATTAAATCCACAAATATTAAAACAACCGAAGAAACATAATAGTTATACAACTAGAGGAATGATTTCTATCTAAGGAACGATCATTAAAATTAAAAATAAAGGAGATGACACATGAGTTTTAAATCGTGGATCTCGAAAAAACTACCTATAGAAACTAAGAGTAACCCTTACTCAGATTCCTCTTTTTTTGGAAAAACATCAAACACTTTTGCCGGTATAGCGGTCACTCCAGATTCAGCAATTAGACATAACGATGTTTATACATGTGTCAGGATAAAGTCAGAAGCATTAGGGCAAATTCCTATACTGTTATACAGACAACAAGACAATATCAAATATCAAATAACGTCAGGTAGAGAATTTAATATATTTACCTTACGCCCAAATCCATACCAAACTTGGCAGGATTTCACTGAAATGTATGTAGCGGCATTAGAACTTAGAGGGAATTTCTTTGCTGAGATCAAACGCAATAAATATGGAAATGTTTATGAAATTGTTCCTTTTAGATTTCAAGGATCTATATCAGTAAATATGAACTCTTTTGGACAAGTTTATTATACTTATTCAACTAACGGATTAAAGTCTGGAACTGCTACTAAAACATATCAAGCTAATTCTATATTGCACATTAAACTGAACTCATTAGACGGATATAGAGGAATGTCTCCTATATCGTATGCTGCACAAACTATAGGTTCTGCTATCGCTGGAGAAACCCATGCTGCTAATTTATTCACAAACGGGGCAAGACCATCAGCAGTATTAGAAACAGATGAAAGTTTTGGTGATGATTTTGAAATTGTAGAACGTTTAAGAAAACAATGGAATGATCTGCATAAAGGTGCTGCAAACGCTGGAAAAACAGCAATATTAGAAAATGGATTAACTTACAAAGCTATACAAATGTCAGCGGTAGACTCCCAATTAATAGAGCAACGTAAATTTTCAAGAGAACAAATATCTTCAATATTTAGGGTTCCTATTCACATGCTAAATGCTGCTGCTGGTATGAAATATAATACTATTGAGCAAAATAATATAAGTTTTTTTAGGGATGCTTTAATGCCTTTAGCTACAAAATTAGAAAACGCAATAAATATAATTTTGCCTGTAGCACATAGTATTAAATTTGATCAGAAATCATTTATACGGGGTGATAGAACATCACAAGTATCTAATGTCAAAAATGAAATATCAATGGGTACAATGTCAATCAATGAAGGAAGAATTGAATTAGGATTAGAACCTATTGATGGTGGAGATGTTTTTGTTATTGCTACCAATAATGCCACATACGGCACATGGAATAATTTAGATAAAATTCAGCAAGCAAATAATGGAAATCTTGTCAGTGCAAACATAAATCCAAATCCAGCAACAGCTACCGGTGCAAATGACAATACAAACCCAAAAGTTACAAAGGTAAAAAAATGAATAATATAAGTCAACGTTTTGAAGTTAAAGCAAATAATGACTCAACTGGTTCGTTCACAGCGTATGGCAACGTGTTTAATATTATAGACGAAGCTGATGATATAACAATTAAAGGTGCGTTTTTGAAATCTATTCAAGAACATAAAGATAATAATACAATGCCTAGATTGTTAGAACAACATGAACATAGATCAATGCCTATAGGAATAATCACGGATATTTTTGAGGACGAAAAAGGACTTAAATTTTCTGGTGAATTAAACTTAGACACGCAATCTGGTAGAGAAGCTTATGCTTTATTAAAGCAGGGAGCAATAGATACATTTAGTATCGGGTATATAACAATTAAATCAGAACAACAAAATCATAACGGTATTGATGTTAGGGCTTTATTAGAACTAGATCTCAAGGAGATAAGTTTAGTGACATTTGCATGTAATAAAGAAAGCAGAATAGAAAGTATTAAATCTGCATTAGTTAAACATGAAACTATAACAACAAAAATGGTACAGAAAGCATTACAAGAGTCTGGGCTATCAAATAGACAAGCTGAGCAAGCTATTAATCAAATCAAATCGGTAGATTTGGCAACAAAGGAGTCAGAAATGACCAAAGAAAAAAATACTAAATCGACTGAAACGATTGTAGATAAAGAACAAAAATCTGACAAAGTAGATGAAACGATTGTAGATAAAGAACAAAAATCTGACAAAGTAGATACCAAAGTAGATACCAAAGAACAAAAATCTAATTATTGGATGAAAGATACACTTGAAGATCCAATCATATCAGTATCATGTTTACAAGATGTATTAATGTTTTTATCACCATCAGCACATGTTGCAATGATCGATATTGCAGAAAAGGATCGAGTTGCACAACTAGCAATTATTGATCCAGAAAAAAAATCTGATGAAACTTTAGATCAAAAACTAGATCAAGAACTAGAACAAGATAAAAAATCAAAAGAAATTAAATTAACTACTGAAGAAATTCAGAGTTGGTTCAAAGAATAGTAGGGATCTACTTATTCTGATTAGTGGGCGACTACTCAAACAACAACATAACATAACAACACTAAGGTAATAAATCCCTATGGATATTAATGAAATTAAATCAGCAGTAAAAACTATTGTTGAAGAAAAAAATGCAGAATTTGAAACAGAGCTAAAAGCAAAAAATGTTGCATTAGAAGAAAAAAATACTGAATTAGAAACTGTTCTAAATGAAGTTAAAAACAATCAAGCAGATCTAGAAGCAAAATTTGCTGAAACTGCAATTCAAACTAAAGATGTTGAAGATAAATTCGATATTAAAGCAGCTAATGTAGAACTTAAAAAAGCAATGTCAGGTGACAAACAAGTAGAGATCAAAGCATTAGCTATTGGTGGTACTGGTGGTGAAGCATTAGCAATTGATCAGGAATTGGGTCGTGTAGTCATCGAACGCGCACGAGAAAATGTTGCAATTTTGGGCGCAGTAGGCACAAAATCTGTAGGATCAACTGATTATCGTGAATTGGTTCTTAAAACTTACCCAGCAACCGCAGCACAAGGCGAACAAATTGCAGGTGTTACTTGGACATCAACTGCTACCCAAACTTATGTTGAAGTAAAAATGAAAGTTGGTAAACAGTATGCTAAACCACAAATTTCTGATGAAGCTGTTGCTGATCCACATATTGACATTTTTGCTCATTTAGAAACCTTGTTAGCAGAAGAAATTTCTCGCTATTGGGCTACACAAGTGTTAGGTGGTAATGGATCTGCAAACCAAATCAAAGGGATTTTGTATGATGGTAGCGATGCTGGCTTAACTGGTCACATGGATACGCGTGATCCTACAATTGGTGGTATACAAGGTGAATCATGGAAAACTGCTGCGATTCGTAATCCAGAGGTATTCCCAGTAATTCCTACAGCAACAATTGGTGCTTTCCCTGTATTAGATAAAGACTTTATGAATTTATTGATCGATGCTACTGTAGTAGTACCTAGCAAATATCTTGCTAATTCAAAATGGACTATGAATAGACGGACTTTAGGTGCTATACGTAAATTGCGTGACACCCAAGATCGTCCATTAGTTCAATTTGAAGCTGGTAACTTTAATCTAGTCGGTTATACAGTTATGCTAGAAGATTATATGCCTGATCCAGCAGTTGACTCTTTCCCAATTATATTTGGTGATTTGAAATCTGCATATAACTTAGTCAATATTGATGAAAGTTTCTTGATTGATCCGTATTCAACCGATGGAGCTGTTGTTGTTAAAACCTCTGTCCGTAAAGGTTCATTGATCGGTAACAACGATGCAATTGTAGTTATTCAAGCAACTGACAAAAATGGTATCTAAATTCCTTTGATGTTTGGGGCTGTTTACAGCCCCTTAATTGGGAGATAATATGATAACCAAACAATTAACTTATCCTATATTAGATGTGGTAAATATTGACGAAGCATTAGAGCATTCAAGAATTACTGATGTGCAAGATGAAGTTATGGTACAAATGGCTTTAGAATCAGCACATTCGATGGTACAACAATGGTTAAATAGAAAACTGGTTCCTACCCAAATGATAGGATATTTATTAAATTTTGAAAATAATATAGTTTTACCATACTCGCCAATAATATCAATAGATAGTATTACCTATTTTGATGGGATCAATACAATTACTGTTCTAACAACAGATTATATATTTAATGACATAATAGGTTCGTTGCAATTCAAAAAAGACTTTTCTAAATATACAGATTTTAAAATAACTTATACTTGTGGGTATAACACAACAGATTTAATACCTAACGCAATCAAACATTCTATTCGTATGACATTCGCTACATTGTATGAAATGCGAGAAGATGCTTTAACTGGAACACAAATAAATGAGGTTCCTGTATCAGCAAGAAATATTTTAAAAACCTTTAGATTAAGGACAACAAAATAATGGCAATCAACTCAGGAAAATACAGACACAGAATTAAAATATATACTAATTCTGGAGTAAGAGATGTATACGGTGGTTTAGATAATACTAGAACATTGATCGCTAATCCGTGGTGTAAATTAAGAATTTTGGCTGATGTTGAAGTTGTAGGAACTACTACACAAGGGCAAACAAGGATAGAATTTGAGATCCGATATGCAAGATCCTGTGTAGAATTAACATCTGATATGTTTATTGTTTTTAAGAGTATTGATTACGATATTATATCAGTGATCAATCCTGAAGAACTAAATGAAAAATTGTTAATTACTGCAATAAGGAGATAAAATGTCCTTTATTGTAGATCTTAAAAATCATTTAGAAAGTGCAACAACATTTTCAGTATATCCGATACATATTCCACAAGGTTCTGCATTACCAGCAATACAAATGGATGAAATATCATCTGTTAGAGATCACAATTCAGATCTAGATAAATCAAACATAAAACGAAAACGAATACAACTAACTATAGTTACTAATAACACTAAGCAAACTTTAGATACTAAAGAACTTATTGAACTGTTATATGAAAATTTTAGTGGGTTTATTGGTACATCAAATATATTAATAGCAAGAGTTGAGACTGGTGTGTCAACTTATGATAAACAAACACTAAATTTTGAATTCTCAATAGATATAATATTCAAAATTTTACTATAATTCAAGCATTTGACTTGATAAGGAAAGAAAATGGCAGGATTAACGGATATTAGTGTCAGTAATTATACTGTACTTCAATATACCACAGACTCCGGTACTACATGGGTTGATATTACAAATGTTAATAGCATTGGTGATTTAACTGATGAAAAAACTATTGTTGATGTTCAAGAATATGGCGTGTCATATTTACGTAAATTAGTAGGTACTGCAAACGCTGGAACAGTGGATCTAACGGTAAACTTTAACCCAGCAGATACAAGTCATGTTTACTTATTGGCTTCATACAAATCTGGGTCACCAGAAATGTTTAGATTAGTTATGTATAATACATCGGCTAAAACACTAGGAAATTACATACAATTCAATGGGTTTGTTGGAACTAATACAATATCTAATTCGTTTGATTCATCTCGAACAGTAGTATTTAGTATTGCAGTAGATGGTGCATTAGGCGCACTTACTCCAAACTTATAATATTATAATGGGGCTATGCCCCATTTTTGGATAAAATATGGCAGGAAAATCAACATCAAAAGATCAATTCTCGGTAACTACATATACTAAAGGATTTAAAGAACTTAGTGATATGTTACGATCATTTATTGATCCAGTATTCAGGAAAAGAGCTTTGTTGGAAGCAGGTAGGAAAACAATGTTACCCTTAGTTCAAAAGTTTAGATCTGCTGCTCCTGAAATTAAAGGGGAAATGGCTAAAAAAAATCCAAACACTCCAGCAGGCATTTTGAAAAATTCTATTAAATATACAGCTAGTTACAACCAAGGGGTTAAATATAATAGACACGGAAAATATGTAAGTTTATCAAAATATGAATATGCAGGACAGATAAGAACAGGACAAAAATCAGAACAATTTGCTAAGGTTATGGAATATGGTAGACCTGCATTTAAAGCAACTAGAGATGTTGTATTTGGAAATGTTGTATATCCTTATGATGTAATAATACCAGCGGTAAAACCAACAGCATTTATGCGTAAAACTTTAGACGCAAATTATTATAGAATGATCATAACATTTAAAAATGAACTTAAAAAATCTATTGATAAACGAAAACTACAAGAAATAAGAAAAATAAAAGCATCAACTAGAAAGCTTATAAAAAAAGAAAAAATGCTTTCAAATATAAATCAATTATAACAAATTAGGAGAACAATATGTTAGACAAATCTAAATTATTTAGCATTAAACCAAAAATTAAAAAAGTTTTTATAAAATCACTCAATGAAGATATATTCGTTAAAGAATTCGTTGTTGCAGAACGTAATAAAGTAAGAGAAGCAAATAAAACTGAGGATTATCAATTAATTATGATGATCTTAGGAATTTGTGATAAAGATGGTGTTCCTATTTTTGATATTGATGATGTTGAACATTTATCTAATTTACCACAAGTAATAGCAGATGAACTGATGTTAGCGGTGGTAGATCATAATGAACCGAAGGATTCTCTTAAAGAAGCAAAAAAGTCGCCAGAGATCCAATAAGAAAATTTCAACTTGAATTATGTATAGCATGGGGGCAACCTATAGAATATATAGAGTCATTACCAGATTCTATTTTATCAGAATTTATGGCATTGGATAGTATAATGCCATTTACTCCATCAGCCCCAGCATATAGAGAGGGATTATTGTGCGCATTGTTATATAATCAAAATGCTACCAAAAAATCTAATACAATCTCAGTAGAAGAATTATTTCCATATCTAAAATCTGGCACACCAGAATGGTTGGAAGATCCAAGAATACAAAAGACAAAGAAATTACTAAAATCAATAAATTGTCACTCACCAGATGTATATAAATCTAGCTATAATGACATTTGCGAAAAAATAAAAGAAGAAATTGTTATCGAAAAAAATAGTTCAGACCCAGACCAATATGTCATTAATAAATTAAAAGAATTCTTAACAGAATAGGAGATACAAATGGCTAAAAATCAAAGTGTTGGTCGAGTAAGTATAGAGATGACTGCTGACGTTGTACAATTTGTTAATAAATTACACAAAGCAGACAAAGATGGCAATGGATCATTACTTAGAATTGCTAGGGGGTTCCAAAAGACCTCAGCAGCAGCTAAAAAAGGATCTAAAGGAATAGATGGGTTATCAGGTAGACTTAGAAATATGGGGCAAGCCGCAGCATTAGTAAGTGGACCAATGGGCGGCATATCATCAAGACTATCTGTTATGGGAACTATAGTTTCGCAGGGTCCACTTATAGCTGGAATAGCGGCAATAGGATTAGCATTTACTGCATTATATAAAATATTTAAGCACGGTGCTTTAATAGTTGATAATGATATAATGCAGTTAGCACAACTATCTGCAACTATAGATAGAACGGGTCATGCTGCTGGTATAACTACAGGTGAAGTTGATGCGTTTGCTCAAACATTAGCAATGAATACATTAGCATCTGTAACTGATGTTCGTAAAGCGATGGGTAAATTAGCAACATTCACCAAAATAACCGGACAAAATTTCTTTGACACTACAAAAATTGCTGAAGATATGGCGGCTGCTGGTTTTGGTTCTGTAATAGATAATGCGGTTCAATTAGGTAAAGCTTTGTCTGATCCTATTAAGAATTTGGGGGCATTAACAAGAAACGGAATAACATTCACTAATAAACAAAAATTATTAATTGTTGAATTAGCAAAAGAAAACAAGTTATATGAAGCTCAAGCTAAAGTATTAAAAATTATACATGATCAATTAGGTAATACTGCTACAGCACAAGCATTTAACACTATAGCCGGTGCAGCAGACACAATGGGACAAAGATTCGATGATTTATCAAAAGTATTTGGTAATATGTCGCATGGTCCTATATTAGATTTTATGCAAGCACTTGATGATAAGATAAGAGTATTAACTTTATATTTAGATCCTACATTTGAGTTTAAAATGAAGGCTCCAACTAAAGCCAGAAAGTATATTGAATCATTAGGACTAGATTTACACAAAGTTACATCCGGTCTTATGCTTTCAAACATGACAGACTCATTTACTAAAGCTATAAAAAACATGAGAGGACAATTATTTTCTCTGGAATTAACTCAGCAAAGTGTAAGCAAAAAACTATCTTCTGCTAGTTTAAATATTGGCGGTAAAACTCCACTTAATATTAAAAAAATTAAAGCATTGCAACTAGAAAAAGATTTAATTGACGCTAAAGTTTTATCATTAAAAAAAGCATTAATAACAATAAAGTCATATAGATTACAAACAAAGGCTTCTACAGGTGAAGTTTCTGCAAATTTAAGCCATGAAGCTGATCTATCAGCAGCTAAAAACACACAAAATAAAAAAGAATTTGAAGCTCGTATAGCTCAATTAAACAAAGAGTCTGATGTAGTAGCGAAAAATATAATTAAGCAAATAAAACTAGAGGCTATACAAACACTAGCTGATCAAAAAGCATATAAAGCTAAACAAATACAATTAGAAAAAGAAAAAAAAGCAAAAGATAAAGCTTTTGCTGATGATGTGACTAGAAGAAATAAGGAAAACCATCTTAAAATTAATTCTGGTTTAGGATTAGCAGCCGATCTAAAAGGTAAAAAATATAGCGATTTATTCAAACTTAAACAAGAATTTGCTAATAAATCTGCTGCATTAGAAAATGCCATTGCAGCAGCATCTATGTTAAAAGATATTACTATCACACGTAATCTACTTGCAGCAAAAAAAGCCTTAGATAAAAAATATGCGGCTGATAAAGTAGCAATAGAAAATAAAGCTGCTATTAAGATAGCCGAAGATAAAGCTTTAGCTGTTGCTGCGGCTAAAAAAAAGTATAAGGATAACAGCGTTAAAATTAATTCTGGATTAGGATTAGCAGCTGATCTAAAAGGTAAAAAATATAGCGATTTATTCAAACTTAAACAAGATTTTGCTGATAAATCTTCTACATTAGATACTGCTATTGCGTCAGCAAAAATGTTGAATGATACTACTGCTTTAACTGCACTATCAGATGCAAAATTAGCTTTAGTTCAACAATATGAGGATGATAAAGCCGCAATAGAAGATTCTGCTGCTGCTAATAAAAAAGCAAAAGATTTATCATTAATACAATTTACAGCACAAGCTACAACTTCTGCTTTAAGTGGGTTATCTGATATGTATCAGAAAACAGGAAAAGATCATGCTCGCGCGCAAAAGAATATATTTTTATTAACACAAGCGATAGCATTCGGAATGAATGTAGTCAATACACAATCTGCTATGAGTGATATAGCAGCATCAAAAACAATACCTGAATTAGCAAAACCAGCTTTAGCCGCAACTGCACTAACTGAAGGTATAATCCGTGGTGTAACCATTGCATCTGCTACAATAGGAGCATTTCATGGTGGTACTGACTCTGTACCAAAAGCCTACGACAATCAATCATTTTTACTTAAAGCCGGTGAGCGTGTCGTACAACCACAAGCCAATAAAGATCTTACTTCTTTCTTAAAAAATGGTAATTCTAACGGATCGATAACTGTATCCGCTCCAATAACCATACAAGGAAACGTGACGGATCAAAGATGGTTCCAAGCTGAATTAGTTAAAAATAGACAATTAATTTCTGTTGCTATTGATAAAGCAAAAAGTGAAAAACCAAATAGTAGATATAATTAGGGAGACAATATGATACAATTTCCTACAGGATTAATAATTTCTAATGTACACATATCGCATTATACTCCTAATTTTATTAACACCTCATTGAACTTAAAAACAACAACGTATAATCGAGGAGTACATCAAATAAAAGGATCTTTTGATGTTACTATAACTGGTGAACACGACAAAAGAATTTTTGAATCATTTTTAATGAAAATACAAGGTAAATTAAATCCATTTTTTATTAATTTAAAAGGAAGATTTAATTCGCCTACAGTCACTTCACCATTAGTTCCTGTATCAGCAACAGCAACGATTGGAGCATTATCATTAAATACATCTACATTTATTGGTACAATATCTGAGGGGGATATGTTTACTATTAGTAATAGCACTAAGATACATATAGCAACATCTTTAACCACTACTAATACAACTCTTACATTTTTCCCTCCGTTAGCAAAAGGGTTATTAATAACAGACCAATTAAATTTTAAAGATGTTAATTTATTAGTTAGAACTACTACTGATGCACCAAACATGAGTTATACCCAGTCAGGGATCATTCACACAACAAAAATAAAATTTGAGGAAGTTATATGATATGTAATCTTGTACATCTGCAAATAAATGATTTAAATGGTGGGGTTATACATTATAGGCTAAGTACATCAAATTTTGATGTGTCCTTCAATGGAAATACATACACATCAACAGGTGATCTTCTTAAAATAACAAACTCAGAAAACACAAATCAAATATCAAAAACTGGTATAAAAATAACAATGTCTGGGTTAGATCCAGCGTTTTTAACAGAAATAGACTCAGGTGCATATCTACGCGCTCCAATCGACATATACACGGTAAATATTCCAGATGGAACTAATGTAGTATCTAGCTACGCTTTTTACCACAGAGGATATTGTGATACCCCTGTAACCGGTATTGATTATACATCAAACAAGCTAACAGTTGAAATAGAAACTACTAATGTTTTTACAGATATTGATAAAACTCCTAGTTTAATGAGATCTTCATTATCTGCACATGCCAGTATTCATTCTGGTGATAAATTCTTTCAATATGTAGCAGACATTGACATTACCGAAATTTGGAAAAAATAGGAGAATTTTTTGGATTCTATAACAAAAAAATTAAAATACATAATTAATAAATATAATAATAAAGAACGTATATGTGGTGAAATTGATTGTAATTTAATGATTTTGGAATTATATGAACCTGAATATTATAACAAGCTTAAAGGTAATTATTCTACTATAAAACAAGGGATCAAATTAGCTAAAAAAACAATAGGTTATAGATCTATAAAAGAAATAATGGATAAATCAGGGAAATATACAGAGATCCCTTATAATTTTTGTGTGGCTGGAGATGTAGGCGTAGTAATGAATTCAAATTGTACATTTTTACATCTAGGAAAAGAATTGTTTATAATTAAAGATATAAAAAATAAAGAAATATTTAAAATTATAGATAAAAATTCAATAACACATGATATGTATAAATTCTATAGGAGAAATTAATGTCAACATTAGAAATAACATTAATGTATATTGTTACCGCTATAAGTGTGTCCACATCAGTATATACATTATTAAATATGCCACAGCAGCAAGATATAGGATCAAAAACACAAAAACGTGGAACTGATGCCCCTAGAAAGGTCGCATACGGTAGGTCTATAATAGATAGTACAAATGTATATAATAATGTATTAAATGATAATTCTGCATGGATAGTTAAAGTATTTTCTTTGGGGGTTGGACCTATAACTGCTATAAGACAGGTATATGTTAACGATCTTCCTATATTAGAGCATGAAAATACAATATCCCCTGATGTAACATCATTAGTATCCCCAAACAACCCAAATGTAACATATACTTACACAAATAGTTCTTTTAGATTTAAACGTGATAACAATGATTTCGTACATCAGTTCACCAGAAATCAAGACATTCAAATGCAATTCAGATATGGAAAAAATGCTGAGGTTGCCTCAGATTTAGCCATAGAATTTAGTGACAATGAATGGACTGTTGATCACCGTGGCGATAGGGTTCCCCATGTTGTAATGTCTTTATATAGATCAACAAATACAGATACCCCTATATTATCTAGTGTATTTACACTTACTGCATTAGTTGAAGGAGTACCGGTACACGATCCTAGATTTCATGCAGCCGGAGTAAAAGAATACATACATTCTAATTCATCAGTACCAGCAATAAATGTAAATATAGGTAGAAATCCAGCTCTTTGTCTTTTAGATTTTTTAACTGATACTTATTACGGAATGAGTGTAGACTACAGTTATATCAATATACAAAGCTTTATGGACGCAGCAAATTGGACTGATACTAATAATTTACACGTAGATGGATCAGTAGATACAGGACAAAAATTTGGTGATTGTTTATCACAAATAATGTCATCATTTCAAGGGGTACTTGTATTAGAAAATGGGTTAATAACTTGTAAATATGAAGATATTGTATTAAATCCATACAGCACAACATTCGATGAAAATAATACAATATCATTTAAAGATATAAAATCTGCATCACATAGTTCATATTATAATATAGTACAAACTAAGTACAAAAATACATTAATGTTAGAAAAAGGAGATGTATACCAGATACCGGAAGATCTTAACTATATTCCCCAAGGTGCAACTAAATCAAGAATTCAAATAGATGGATTTAAAAAAGTAAAAACCTTAGATTTGCCTATGACATTAGGAAATTCTGATGGTGCATATCCAAAAGGTGGATATGGAATATCTTGGTTGATAAATGGAGTACAAAAATATTTTCATTTAGCTTATGGGAATGATTCTATTGGATCAGGGTTTAGCCAAAGTCCTGTAGGAAAAACATTTGTAGGAACTTATATTGACACTACATTAGCAGATGCAGCAACTGCAATCAGCTATAATTGGACTAATATAAACAACTCGCAAGGATATCTTAATAAACAAGGTATTGCAGGGATAGATGTATCAAACGCTCAAGTAAGCTATTTACATATTGCATTTGCAGACTCAATATCTGGATCTGGTTTTAATCAAATTCCAACAAGTAAGACATACGTTGGAACTTATATAGATTTTAATTTGTATGACAGTTTAGATACTACTAAGTACACTTGGGGATCGTTGTACAATAATTTTGAAATAAATGGGATCATGGATGGCTCAGTAAAATTTTTTACTAACCGATTATATGTTAAAGCACTGCACCAAAAAGGTGTGTCTATATCAGTAGATCTACAACAGTATCCAGTAAAATTATATGATGTTATAAAAATATCAAATAAATCAATAGGTTGGGTAGATAAATTATTTAGAATAACAACAATAAATACATCAGTTAATGAGAATTCTTTTAATATTGGCGATTTAATTTGTGTTGAATACAACGATAATATGTACACAGGATCGCTTGATGGATTAACTGGACGGAATATTAAAAGAACATATCAACATCTTAATCCAGTGACAAATTTAGTATTTAATTTACATAATTTTATAACCGATGGGTATGGTACATTAACTTGGACAAATCCTAACACGATAGGAAATCTTAGTTATAAAATTCAATATAAATTGTCCAGTGAAGTTGCATGGAAAGATACTGCCACCTCAGAAATAGAGCAAGCGGTTATTAATAACCTAAAACCAACACATTATGATTTTAGAGTTAAAGCTACAAGATTAAGATATTTTGATTCTGATTATACAGAAATTCTTAATGTGTTGGTATCACCAACGGTATTATTCCCCAACATAACTAATATTGCATCTGATTATAGTGGATTAGACTTTATTTATTCTTGGGATGATATGGCACAAGTTGCTGTATTAAATACACAAGATCCAACAGATCCAAATTCCAATGGAACCAGTGGAAAGGTCATTGATTATTTCAGTCATTATGAAGTTAAAGTTTTTCATAATAATATATATAAACAAAGCTTTATCACATCTGATCCTAAATTTGTGTACTTATATTCAAATAATAAAACTAATGTATTATCAAGAGCTGTTAATATTGAAGTATATATTGTTGCAAAAGACGGCACAAAATCGACTGCACCAGCAATTATTTCTGGAACAAATCAGCAAATATCAGCACCAGCTAATATAAAAGTAAATGTATTATTAGGATTAGCTAACATATCATGGACACCAAGAACCGATTTAGATTTTGCTGGAACAGAAATTCACATATCAACGAATTCTACTTATGTTCCATCAGCAACAACTTTAGTAGATAACCTACAATCAGAATCGACATATCAATATACTTATCCTGTAGGGGATATTGTAGATAGATACATTATATTAGGACACTATGATAATTTTAGTGAAACCGGTATAAATTATTCTGTACCTAAGTTAATATCAACAACTGCAGGATTTCCTGTAAGTGATGCAAAAAATCTTAGTATTAGCTCATCAAGTCAGATATTTAGTTATGATTCTGGTGGGGTGTTACAAAGTGCATCACAAATTAATTTTACAGCAAACAGACAAAATATTAATACTAATGTAGTTTGGACTACCACCCCTAATGTGGCATCTGGATCTACAGATAATTTTGTGCTTACATCTACACAATTCGGTACACAACAATCAGTTAAAGTTACTGCAACATCAGGAACATTTGTAGATGAAATTACGGTTGTTAGATTACAAAATGGGATCAATGGTATAAGTTATACTGGAACTACTGAATATTATAAATTAACTAATTCTGTTACTGCCCCAACAGTAGCTTCTGGTGGATGGTTAACTACTCCTTCAACTCCTATATCTACAAATAAATACTTATGGAATTATAATAAAAATAGTAAATCAGATGGTACTAGCACAAACAGTTCAGTTAGTCTAATAACTCAGTATGTTAAAGATGGTAAAGGCATTTCTAGTATTACAGAGTTGTACCAATTGGGAGTTAGTTCTACAACTGCTCCTACTGGCACATGGTCAACAAGTTTTTCTGGTGCTGGTGCAATATCTAGTGCATTACCGTATATGTGGAATAAAACCACAATAATTTACACAGACACGACAACCAATACCATTATTACTATGATTGCGGCTAAAGGTATAAATTCAATAACTGCAATATTATCTAATGAAAGTCATACTATACCAACGGACTCTGCTGGTAATAATGGTAACTACATAGGATCTGCAACTACAGTTAGATTATATGAAGGCGCGACAGAATTAATATATGATGGAATTGGTACATCTAATTCTACATGGAAAATTACTGTTACCGCAACTAATATAACTGCTGGAACATTGGTTGATCAAGGAAACTATGTTTTAATAAATAATAGTTCTGCTATGACTGCTGATGTTGCAACAATAAGCATTGTTATATCAGGTGTCAGAGCTAATGGAACTCCATTTAGCATAACAAAACAACAGTCATTGTCTAAATCTAAAACTGGGTTGTCCGCAGCACCAGCTATTAGAGGTTCTAAACATTTTTACTTAGATGTATCACCCTTATATAATCTTAGTGCTACCGCTTTTGCTACAAATGCGGATATAGCAATAACAAATGCAGGTGAAGCAAAGGTAAATAGAGATGTTGTTACATTAACCAATCCCACTCAAAAATATTCTGAAACTAAATATTGGGATACTGTACCAACAACTCCTGTATGGGCTACTGTTACTGAAGTGGTCGATGGTAGTTTAATTGTTAATGGTACAGTCGGGGCTAATCAGATAAATACAACTGATCTGTTCTCTACTGATATTACAGCATCAGGTGTAATAACTGGCGGAACAATTCAAACAAGAAGCGTTGTCATACCTACAATACCAACTGCTAGAGTTATACTTAAAGATGTAAGTACCAGCATAGCTTCACCAATTACTGTCTATGACAATACTAATGCTCCGTTACTAAAAATAAATAGTAAAGGGAAACTAGATTTCTTTGGTAATCTACAGGACGGAAGCATAACACAAGGAATGTTAGCTCCTAGTTTATTAGCCTTATTAACTCAGTCAGGGGCAACCGTAACTGGTGGATCTACAACTGGTGGAAGCGCGTCAACTGGCGCTGTTTCCGTTTCCTCTGGTACATATAACACTACATTAACTATTGCAAATGCGGCTACTACCCCTGTTAGTTTAGCTTTTAGTTTATATGACTCAGGAAACAATACTGGCGGTGTTGTATACACTTCTCCTACATGGCATATTAGTATTACTCAGACTGACTCTGCTAATACTACAACAACGGTGTTTGACTCAGCTACAACCATTTATGGAGCTGCATGGTCAGAACCAGCTGGCGGTGGGTTTACAGATCATTTATTAGATTTATCTTATACAAATACTATCGCAACTCCAAGTGTTGCTGTGGCTGGTTCAACAACTTACAATATAATAGTTACTAGAACCTCAGCAGCAAGTAGTTCTGTCAGCCCCATTTTGCATTTTTCAGCAACACAAGCTGTTATATCAGGTGGAACTTATACTTTACCAACTGCTTCTACAACGGTTTCAGGTGGTATTAAAGTCGGTAATAATTTATCAATTGATGTTAATGGTAAATTATCGTCAACCGACACTAATACTGTTTATACCCACCCAGCAACACATCCTTGGAGTATTTTAACTGGTGTTCCTGTTTATGCTACGAGATGGCCATCGTTGGCTGAAATTGGTGCTTTGGGTTCAAGTGCCACTGCTGCTAATTCAATTTTGTTAAATGGTATTGATAGTACACAATTTTTGAGATCTGATGTTGCTGATACAATGGTTGGTAAACTAAGTTTTGCTGGGGAGTTTCAATTAGTTATTGATAATACAGCAAACGCTGGTGTTAATGTTATACGCCAAGATATTGGCATGGCATATTTAGGAACACAAAAAAATTGTGGTATATCCTTTTATCGCGGTGGCGCGGCAACAGGTGGTTGGTTAGAATTTTATACTAATAATGGTACATCTCACATGAAGTTAGATGCCATTGGTAATCTAACAAATACTGGTAATATAACACCAACAGGAGCATTTTTAACTAATCCAAATGGTACTGGAAATACTTTATCTATTAGTGGTATCCCAAATGCGAGCGCAACACAAGCTTCGGTAGCTGTTACAAACGGCAATTTACATTTAGATGCCGTTAGTAGTAGTTCTATATACCTTAATTATTATCACGGTACATTAGGTGTAAAATTTTGTGCTGGTAATGGTACAGTAGTCGCAGTCATGGGACCAGATGGTGATTTATGGAAAGGTGCTGCCGATAATACTGGATACAAATATTGGAATTCAGGTAACGATGGTTCAGGAAGTGGATTAGATGCAGATTTATTAGATGGTATTGATAGTACAGCCTTTGGACAGCTTTCTAGTACACAAACATGGACAGGTACGAACACATTTTCTAATGTCAATATACAAGGCAGTATTCCAGTAAAATCAACACAAGATGTTATGGGCAGCGGTCATGTTTTATATGATATGACTGATATGATCGAAAATAACTCTAATATTGCTGAACTTAATGCTTCTTTAACGGCAGGTAAATTTGCGGTAATGCCGATTGGTTCACCAGCTAGTAGAGGGATTTCAACCACAACAGCAGCAAATTATTACTCTGCGTATATACCAGTTAAATTGGGCGAAAAAATTACAGTAGAAATATATGCTATGCAAACAGGAAGTACTGCACGCGCTTATATGGGTATTGAAAGATATGATAAAGATAAAAAACCTATAGCTGTTAATAACGGTACTTATTATTCTGCATTAACTGATACTTTATTGACCACAGCTTGGACTAAATATAGTTTCACTAGTATAATGCTAACAACTCATACGCCATATCTTGGTTCTGATGGTGGAGCAGTTTGTTATATAAGACTTAGATTATTATGTAATTACGCTACTACTGGTCAAGCGTATTACACTGGAATGCGTATACTTAGACAAGTTCAAGCCGCTGGTGGAATAGATTTAAATCCAGCGAATACAACAGTTACGAACACAACAAAAATAATTAACTTAAACGCTGATTTATTAGATGGCATTGATAGCACACAATTTTTGAGATCTGACACAACAGATTACCAAAATAATACAATATATCAACGTGGCTATTTAGTTAATGAGACTGCTTATAGAGACCGAGGAGTGTATGGTAATTATGACCCAGCAAAAACTAATCATATTTGGTCTATGGGCGTTGCATATAGAAATGCTGCTGATGGTTCAACCTTTGGTAATTTGTATGGCTTAGCTTATAAACATGTTAATAACACCACAGGCGGAACAATGGCAGGCGGGCATCAAATGGTTTGGTGTCAGAATGGTACTGGAACTTCTGCTATGGGTACTAATATATGGACTTCTGGTTCAGTTTCTGCTGGCAACATGATTACGGGTACTAAATTTAATGCAACTTCGGGTGGTTTAAGCTTCGACAGAACAACAAATAATTCTGCTATATGGTTTGCTAATGAGAACGATACTAATCATGTATTGTATAATACTTATGCTGGTGTAAACGTTTTAGCAAGAACTGGTGCTGGAACCGGCACTGACGGAATTCGATGGAACACTTGGACAGGCTTAGAAATTCGTACAGGTAGTGGCGGAGTTAATCTAGCACTAAGTGTAACAGCAACCGATGTAAGAGTAGATAAAATATTACATGTTGGTGCTAGTAATACCGGATATTTTTATCAAGATGTTGCCAACAGAACTGCTTATGCAGGCGGAGATTTTTACATACAAAGTAGTGTTACTAATAGTTATAATTATGCTACTAACAATTATCATGGCAGTACTTCTGGCGATGCACAATTATTTAGAGGTAATACTCTTACAGGAAATAGTTGGTCATTAACAGGTGCAGGAGCTTTTAATACTGCTTCTGTAACGGCAACTGGTCTTGTCTCAGCAAGTGATTGTGTCGCAACATCTGATAGACGCGTTAAATATAATATTAAACCTATTGAAAATGCAGTTGATAAAATATTAAAACTAACAGGTAATACTTTCAATCGTACTGATATGACAGACAGAAAACATGCTGGTATCATTGCACAAGATGTTGAACAGGTATTGCCTGAAGCGATATTCAAAACACCCGATGAGAAACTTGGTGAAAAATTACAAGTATCTAATACAGCAATGATAGGTTTATTGGTACAAGCAGTTAAAGAACAGGCAACAGAAATAGCAGAACTTAAAGCGATAATTAAAAAGGATCTTAAATAATGGCACATATTTCACTTTGGGTTAATACTAACGACATACCACAAGTGTCTTCAAATCCAGTTAATTCTAGTAGTTCGCCTATTAATATTAACCAAGGTGACACTGTAGAGTTTAGGTACTTTCAAAATTTATCTACTAATAATCCCGACGAGACAATATCTTTTCAAAGTTTTCCAGCAAATATTTTCACAAGTATCGCTGGCGGGTATAGTTTTACGGCTTTAGCAGAAATACAAAGTACAACACCACAAACATTTGTACCACATACTTCGGGTGGTTTTACAGTCAGTTCAACAGCAACGTTAGGTGCAACAACTGTTACTGCTAAGAATTTAACTCGTGGTGCTGCTAATACAATATACTTAAATGTTACCGGTACTGCACCAGTTGACATAACCCCTGATGCTTTCTCGTTGGGAGTAGATATAACAAATGCTCATCCGACTGAAATACAGTACTCAGAAATTGTGCATGTTTTAGGTATAAATGCACAAGTAAATGTTTCCGTTGCTGGCTCAGGAGCCGCAATACAGAAAAACTATAACGGCTCGTGGGTGACAAGTACAACTGCCCTGATAAACGACTCATTTATTGTTAGAGTACCCGCACCGCTTAATTACGGGTTATCTACGACTGTTACACTAACTATTGGTAATATGTCGGATGTCTGGGTAGTGTCCACCCCTTTAGTGCCACCTGTAATAGAGATATTAGACTCAACAATTACATCTTTACCTGTTTCACTAAACGCAGTAAAAAACTACTTTGGGGGTTTTGCAAATGTATACAATGTACCATCAACTAATAACTTATTAGCTTATGTTAGAGGGGGGGCATTTGTTCCTGATATTTCACAAAACTCAGCTATAAACACTACTGTACCACTATCTTTAAAAAGTTTTTTAAACTCTAAGACAAGTTTTTTTATTGATACCCTACCTAGCACAAAAGCGTTAGTACAAAACGTACTGACGACAGGGGGTACATTTCAATTAGTCTGGTCTGTACCTACGGATTGGTCGTTAGGTTTTGGTGCTAACATGTTTAGCCAAGCAGAATATAAATTTGTGTTAACTGAAAATATATCGGCAAATACAGTTACCGGTATTATTGCAACAACTTCAACAGCAAGTATTAGCACTTACTCAACATCTAATACTATGATAACCTTAACAACACCAGTAATTCCGAGTGCAGTTGAAAAGATGTATACTGGTCATATTGATTTTTATGCAAGAAGTATAGTTTCTCCGTATCCTATACTAACAACAACAGCGTATTACCGTTTTAATTTTTACGGTATATAAATATTAATGTAAATAACCAAATAGGAAAACAAAATGACAAATTTTTTAATTATAGCAGCTATTGTAGTTGTGGTAGCAGGTTTAGCATATACACACAAATTATCTAAAAATAACGTTAGTTCTGGTGCCAACCAAAAAAATAAACCAACTAACAAAAAGTAAGGAAATATTATGAGTTTCGTTAAAACCTTCACAGACCCTCAAGGGGTTACACACACAAACGCATATTTTGAAGTTGCTTATGCTTCAAAAAGAAATGACAATTCTGACAGTTACACTTTAGATATTAAAGAAACTGTAGATGCTGCTGGCGTAGTTACAGGATTTACGTATACACCGACAACTAATGCGAATTCATTTTCTAATGTAGATTACAGAATGTATTATTGGACAAATAAAGCAGCAAAAACCGCAGGTAATATGCCTTATGTTTTAGCTAGCAAAAGTCCGATTGGTGAAGTACATAATGCACAAAATCTTGATGCTACTTATGCTACTTTAACAGCGATGGCAGCAGCAGAAAAACATTGTCAAGCAGTAGTATTGGTATAACAAGAAATAACAACCAAATAAAAATAACAAATAAGTTTTGTTGTGTTTAGTTACAAAGTAACAAGATGTTAAACATTTTTTAATAAAACTATTAGGAAATAATGCAAGTGGAAAACATGTATCTTACAACTATTGGTAATTGGACATTTGAAGTAGTTCAAATTAGAGCAAGAAAAACTATAAAACACAAAACACCTTATACTGGGATTCTAAATATAACTATTGTGGACGGAACGCCTCATATAGAAGGATTGTTGTCTAGATCTAAATTTAACAAATCTGATTTTTTATCAATAAAAAGATATATTAATAAATTGGGGTTTAACTCAGTAGAATATATAAAATTCCCACCAATATTAAACAATTAACAAGGATTTTTATGGCAGTACAAACAGAACTAGCATTAAAATTTTCAGATTTGATATTAGTTGCAGTTCCAATCATGGCTGCAATTACTGACTGAGATCAAATTGCTAACACAAACTATAAATACCCATAAAGGTAAAGTAGAATTAACTGAAGATAAAGTATCGAATTTAACTGATGAAATGATCAAGATGAAATTCTGCATTCAAGCATTAGATAATAAACAAGACAAAAATCATATAGAATTACTTAATGCAATTGCAGGAATAACAAGGAACAATAAGGAATAACATAAATAACATGAAAAAATCATATATCCTTAGGCTGATGATAGCCATAGACCAGCTTGGTAATGTTTTACTACTCAACGGTGACGAAGATTTAACAGTCAGCGGTCATGTTGGTTATCAGGCTTATATAACACATAATAAACGTTGGCTAATAGCTCAATGGATCATTAATAAAATTTTTTGGTTTCAACCTGAGCATTGTTTTGTATCAATAGAATGGGATAGAGTAAAATGAACTTAGAACAATATTTAATAGCAAACCCAACAGCTACGTTAGCGGCTACTCAAGCGTATACTGAAACTACTGATAAGAAGCGAGTAGGCTCAGGGCAAGCAAGAGGTTATTTCGCACAGACAGGTATTTGGCTGGCACTTAAATTAATACAAGGTGACTTAACACATGCTTTGTTTTCGTTAGCTGATGCGACTATTGTGACAGCGACTGATGCGAGTTCATACTTTGGTTTTGATATGAGTAAAGCTGATGGTATTGCTAACATGGCAGGGTTAGATGCGATGGTAGCTGGTAACGTTATGACAACTGCACAAAAGACATCTTTTCTTGATATGATGATCACAAAGGTAACTCCCTTTAGCGCAACAACACAAGCAGATATTGACAATACACTTGCGTTAATTACGTTAAAAACTAATCCAATTACACTTCAAGAAGTTACTTATCCAGCTGGGTCAGTTCATATTATACGTGGGGCTAACGAAAAGATTTATGTCAATGTTTCTGTATTGGCTCAAGATGCTATAGCACAACCTGATAACCTAATTGCTACTGTATTTCATAAAGCAGCTGGTGATACGATTTATACTGAGGTTGCACAAGCAAGAGGTAATTTCCCTATTCCAGCGAATTGGAGTGGCTCTAAAGCATATATACTCAATCACAGCAACTTGTTACCTCATGTTCAAATCAAGCTTACATCTACTTACAATCGTGTGTTTACTGCTAATACGTATACAGCGTAAGGAGTTGTTATGACAACTTTTTATAATGAAGCGTTGCCTGATATTGATTGGACTAATCCAAATACCAATAATCTTGTTGGGTTATTTTATTTTGACGGTACAAATGTAGTTGAAGTATTAACAGGTACAGTAGGCACTGGTACGCCTGTTGCTTCGGGTGATGGTTTTGTAGGTGAAGCAACGTTTAATATCAGTGATTTAGGGTTTAACTTCAATGATACTGTTACCCCAATAACTGTTTTAGTTGTCGGTAATATGTTGCAAACAACGAATGGTCAGGAGAATACACCATTAAAGCTGTCTAACTCTGTCACCACAATATTACATGATCAAAATCCTTGGTTTATTGATAGACCACCAACATTTTCAGCTAATTATGATACTGCTGTAGCAGATGATTTTTTCGTAGCCTCAGAGGATACAAATAGTTTAGGTGTTATTATTAGAAGAACTAATCCCAATAACTACGTATGTTCTTTTTATCTAAATAATCGTATTGGTGTGCAATCTGTACCTACACTCCAACTTAGTGATACCTCTGATTTAACTCAATTAGTCTTTGGGGATACAGTACAAAAAAATAATATATTAGTAGTATTCAAAGGCGCTATACCTGTTGCACAGCTTGATGCTATTGATGCAGACCCTTATCAACTATTTCAAACTAAGCAAGACGTACAGCAAGAGTATGGGTTGGTATTCCCAAATGAAGCATTTCCTACTACAGCACAGATAACATATACTGAAATTCCATTAGGCGCATCTTGGAGCATAGATACAGACTTGTTCTGTACAGCGGGGTTTAATATTGTTGCAGGTGGTAACACCACTAATAGATTTTTACGTATAGATTGTACAGTAGGCAGTAACTCAGCAATGTTAGCGAGAATTAATTCTGGTTTTGTTAGGACTATTCCGCTGCTAAGTGATTTTACTAATCAACGAATAGATTTTAAAATAACGCTTTCATTAGGGGGTATTTTAACTGTTTATGTTAATGGGGTTCTACAAGGAAGCGTAACAAATGCAGCAGATGTTTCGTTGCCAATTGATAGAGTTAATGATTATGGCGGCATCAACTCTACAGCTATAATGACAATATATAAACAAATCATAATAGACAATATAAACCCTGCAAACTCACGCCTATGGAATTTCAACAAAACCTTTGGTGATACAGCCACAGATGAATTAAACGGTGCAATTGCTACTCTTAATGGCTTCCCTGTTGACTCAGGATATGTGAGAGGTGCTAATGGGTTGATTGAGGGGTATCAGTTTGATGGTGCGGGAATAACAGCAGCAATAACCAGTATTACAAATCCAGTACCCGTAGGCTCATCCCTAACATTTACTGGTACATGGGAAAATTTGAATAATACTTTTCAAATGTTTGTTAATATATACACTACTGATTTCTTTAGTATAAATGCAGCAGGAAATTTACAAACCAGAATATCGTATAACTTAATGACATCTTCAACTACCTTAGTATCTGGTGCTGTTTTTACATTTAGAATTGAACGTACTGCAACACAGTATATAGTTTTCTTGAATGGTGTGGAACAATATCGACATAATGAAATAGTCGATTTATCCCCTATGAATGGTTTTTCAAACATAACATACAAATTTAAAGGGCAAATGCAAAGTTGCATTATTAATGATGGGATTGCTGATACTTATAATTGGGATGGAACCACAGGCGACCAAGCCAAAATAGTCGAAACTCAATCAGGCAATCATGCGTTTATCACAAACGATTCAGTAGTGAAGTGGCAACCTATATTAGTTAAAGATGTATTCACAGTCGGTGATTATACTGATGCTGGAGCATTTGCAGGTGCTAGACAAAATTCTCTTGGCGTTCAGGAATATTTATTTTCTGGTACTCAAGCATTAGCAGCAACAATTCGCATTAACAACTCATCGGCAGACCAACTTTTATTTAGGGGTATTGGAGGTAACTTTAACGGTGATATTAATCAAGCAGATGTAGCGAGATTGACCAGAACAGTTAGCAATAATTCAGTGGTTGATTTACGAATAGGCAATTTCAAGTTTGAAAATTTGATAATAGATGCAGGCACAGAGCTACTTGGTCAGTATAATAATCATAACTTTGAGGTTGAAAATTGTGGTTTACTAGGTTGGGTATATTTAACAGATGCTACTAGACATTTTAAAATGACAAATAGTGTTTTGCATACACCATTATCCAACAATCCTGCCATATTGACTTACTCACCAAACACTTCAGTAATAAACTCAGTGGTCATACACGATGGATACACAGGTTGGGATTACGGAGCTTTGAGAGCAAGAGGGGGTGTAGGAAATATTAATGTAATTAACAGTATAATAAATAGTGTCGGTAAATCTACAGAAGATGATAGTACAGTAGTTGGCATAACAGGTAATAATAATATACTTAGTACAAACGAGGCAACAGCCTTAGCAATTGGTACACAGGATGTCAATCTAAATACATATTTCACAAACCCAGCAACCAACGATTACACCATCAACACCACAGGTCAAACAGCACTCAAAACAAAAGGCTGGAACGGTACAGATATTGTGGGATGGGCTTATGCTTCTGCTGTTGCAATTTCATTAGCTATTTCTGGTACAGTTTCGCCAAGTTCTACTGAAGTTGATATTGTCAATGGTGGAAAGACTTTAGTATTAACTTTAACAGGGGATACATGGCAACCTGCGGGTACGGCGTTTGATGCACAAAGACAAGCAATCATAAACGGATTAGTTTCTGCACAATCTGAAATTACTGGCTGGAATAACGAAGTTAAAGGTAAAGAATTAGTAACTTCCGTTGTAAGAACTTCAAATACAATTGTTACAATTACATTATCAGCAGCAGTTAGTTATAATATAACTAATACAGAGACTATTACAACTACAATACCAGCATCTGCATTAACAACAACAACAACAACCAATTTAGCAGGTGATATTACTTTTACAATTATACCAACTGCAACAGGGTTTAAAGTAGCATGGGCTATAAATTCAAATAAACTAATAGGAGCCTTATAATGGCATTTAAAAAGAATACTGCTGTAACTGGACTAACTATTGGTTTAGTAAGTGCTACGAACGGCTCAGCGGTAACAACAGGTACACCCGTTGGCTATGTCACAATAGATGGTGGAACACAAACTGCTATCGCTGATGTTACCCCAGTACATGAAGGAAATGGACAATATTCATTTAATCTAACTGCTGCGGAAACCAACGGTAATATTATCGGATTAACATTTATTGACTCAGCATCACTTCCTGTTTATTATACAATAAAAACAGAAACTAAACTAACATCCGACTTGTTAGATTTTAACGCAGCACTCGATACAGTAGCGAGTGTTACGTTAGTTGGTACTTGTACATCTAATACAGATATGCGTGGAACAACTGGTGCTAACACAATAGCACCAGATAACAATTCAATTACCGCTATTTTAGCTGATACTAATGAGTTACAGCTAAACCAAGGCAATTGGACGACAGCAACTGGGTTCAGTACATTTAATCCAGCACTCGATACAGTAGCAACAGTTACTAATTTAACTAATCTTCCATCTATTCCAGTGAATTGGATCACTTCAACGGGTATAGCCGCAGCAGCATTAAATGGTAAAGGCAACTGGAACTTAGGTAAAACTGGGTATTCAATTCAAGGTACTAAAACAACTTTAGACTCATTATCTGATCTAACTGCTGCTCAAATTTGGGAGCATGATGTTAGTACAACAACAGCAGGGATAAACAAAGCTGGTAATGTAGTTCAAACTATTGCTACAGATACCACAACTGATATTCCGGCACTAATTTCTGCATTGAATAATTTGTCATCTACACAAATAAAAGCAGCGGTATTATTAGCTCTACAAGATCCAACAACAGAGCCAACAACAATACCTGCTGCTACTGCATCTATAATAGATAAACTTAGTTATTTGTTTGCATATCGTGGTAATAAAATAAATCAAACTGCGACAGCACAAACATTAAGAAATCGTACAGATACATTAAATATATCTTCTGCTGTAGTTAGCTCAGATGGAACAACTACATCAAGAGGAACACATGCCTAATGATAACTACAGATAATGATAGACTAAGCATCATGGGGTTATACCCTATTACTGCTAGTTTCTCTGCTGCTGATGTACAGCAATTTATACTTTATAGAGATCCATTGGTGGTCATTATAGGCGGTAGGTCGGTCATTTCTAATGTTACTGGTAATGGATTATTAACATCTACTTTCGATATACATAAATTACTATTATCTGCTATATCTGGGAATGGATTATTACCTACAGCTTTAACAACATCACGTATTCTAAGCTCTGTAATAAACGCTGGTGGAACTTTAATAACTCAGATGCAGAAAGCTATTCCTCAGACATCAAACGTTAAGGGAAATGGTTTACAGGCTACATTAATAGCTAAACAAATGCAGCAAACAACAATAATAAAAGGAAATGGATCATTAACATCCACTTTCGATATTATGAAAACTGCTTTAAGTTCAGTTAGTGGAAATACCTCTGGTGTTCTTGTTAACATAGAAAAATCTACAGCATTTGTTTCAACAGTTAAGGGAAATGGTTTATTAATTGACTCTATTCTAGTCAATAAAGAATTACAAACAATAACAATTTCTGCTGGTGGTGTTGTAAAAACTATTTATATTCGAGATTTTAAAGATAATTCTATTATATTTATAAACTTAGATGTTTTTGCTGAAGATACCCATGGGGTTTTCAATACATTATTAGGTCATACAGTTAAGGAGTTTACAGTTTATGGCAGTTTCTAGTCCTACCTCAATATCACATGGAAATTCATATAAATGGACTTTCAACATAAAACAACCAGATGGTAACATTAAAGATTTAACTGGTACTTTAAAGTTGAAATATCAAATAGCTAAAAGAGTCCAAAATTTACCTATAATTCAATACACATTAGTTGATCCAGAATTAAACATTTCTGATCCATTGTTAGGTAAAATAACACTGGATCTAGCATCAACAACAATCAACACAATTCCAGCCGGTTCTTATTACCATGAAATATGGCAAGTGAATGCTTTAGGCGAACCGGTAACTTTATTAGCTGAACGTCTTAACGTTGTTGATAAACTTATAGAATCATAACAAAATAACAAATAACAAAGGATACTTATGCCATACACAGTACAAGGCAAGAATATAATGCTGAACGCTTTGGGCGTTACACACGTTTCATTACATACCGCAGCTCCAACCGATGCAGGACTAAATGAAGTGACAGGTGGCACGTATGCTAGACAACCTATTGTATACGCCACATCAACTATTGGAATATTAGACGACAACGGATTGACATCACCAATCAACGTTCCAGCAGGTACAACAGTAGCCTATATAGGTTATTGGAATGCTTTAACAGCAGGAACATTTTTAGGGTATGATGCAATTACCAATGAAGTTTATACTAACACAGGAACATTAAAAGTAACTGACTCTAAACTAGATCTCAACTTATAAGGATCAGATTGAAATAATGGAATTTTTGATATTTATAGATAAAAAAATAAATGCGTTATTACTTGGTGACAAAAATGTCACTGTTTCAGGTAGAGTTGGCTTAGCTTCATTGGAAGGATCAATCGGAGCTAAATATATAGAGCGTATGATCAACTTCATATTTTGTGATAAAGATCATTGTTATAACTCTATTGATTTAAACTATCAAACATTATCAATGAGGAAAAAATGATGGGAATTCCAATTATAGGATCTTTGATAGATGGAGTGATAAATTACTTCACTTTATCAAAAACAGCAAAAAATAAAATTCAATTAATTAAAGAACAATCAAAAATTGATGAAGTTAAAAGAGAACAAGAATTAAAACAATCAGAACACACTAATAAAATTAAACGATTAGCACAAAACGATTCAGTAGAAGCTAATTATGATCTTACCGCATTAAAACAATCAGCATTATCTTATATTGATGAAGTCATGATCTTATGGGTGTTCACAATCATATCTTTATTATTTATTCCTAGTTTACAACATTATGCAGTAGACGGATTTATAGCTATGCAAAAATATGTACCGGTTTGGTTCCAAGTTGTATTTGTCGGATCATTTATATCTAAACTAGGATTAAGATTTTTGTTTTCAAAACGAACATTGTTCGGTAAAGTTGTATGACAAAAGATATAATGCGGATACGTAGACATATAGCAATAACTTCTTTTGTCTGTATTATATTAACATTGTTTAGTGTACTACTAATGATATTTTTTGGAAACAAAGAGTTAGCAAATAATATGCTAAGTGCTACAGGAATAATATCACCTATAATTTTAGCACTTACCGGTATTATTGCTCAATATGCACATACGTCATCACAACACGATAAAATTAAAATAAATCAAGGGGAAATACATGATAGAACAGAATGAAATTTATATTTATGAAAATGAACCAGTTAGAGTTACTCATTATGCACATCCTAATGCAATTGCAGTAGTTACACTCAAAGGAAAAGGATGTCAAGTTAAAGATATTGATCTTTTTGAGATCAACCCAGATGATTATAAACCAAAATCATCTGTAAAGACGAAGTGATGTGTTGTAAAAGAAAATCTTTACCTTTATGTGTTAAAAATTTAGATATTATAAAAATATCAGAACATTTAGAATTAACTGCATATTATGATATAGTCAATGTACTGACTATAGGATATGGATCAACATATAATGTAAAGGAAGATCAACACATCACTAAAGACGAAGCTGAAGATATGTTATTACGTGATGTTAAAATACCAGTGAATTGTATTAATTCTGAGGTGTGTGTAAAATTATCTCAAAATGAATTTGATGCTTTGGTATCTTTAGTTTATAACATAGGGATAGGAAATTTTAGAAACAGTACATTATTAAAATATCTTAACCTAGGTGAGTATAAAAAAGCTAGTAATGAATTTCCGAAGTGGCGCAAAGCTGGCGGAAAAATAATTCCTGGATTAGAACTACGCAGAGAACAAGAAAAAAGATTATTTTTATCATAATTAAAAAGCCCCGATAGCTAATATGCTATCGGGGCTTTTTTTTCAATTAAGGTACTAAACGAGCATTCTAAGAGGTTTTAATAACTAAGTCATGCAATGGCAACACTTTAAGATTAAAACCTCTTAGAATTCGTGTTTATCCAATTGTTAATAATTTTTTCTACATTATAAAATAATTTTTTCAAGGTAGAGTTATTATATAAATGCACAATTTCACAATCTGCTTCATAGAAATAATTCCTTGAATCATTATCAAAAGAACAATCATCTCTATATATTTGAATTACTAATACATGATCTGCCCCAATCTCATTAATAACTAATTGTAATTCTTCTTTAAATCCTCCATCTGATATAATATTGATCCCTTTTTCTAAAGAATTACATAACATTTTACCAAAATAATTTTTACCATACACAGGTTTAATTAATTTTTCTGAGGTGGTGATCTACCAAATAATTCCTCTGTACATACTTCTTTAAGCTCTCTTGTATATAATTCATTCCATCTTTCATCAGATATTTGAGCTACAGCTTTTGCTATATCAAATAATGCAGTTTTAAATTCCTTATGATGATAATTTGAAAAATGCTCTGCAATTGCATCTTTACCTGAATTTGGCGGAGCATTAAGTACAACAGCAAATTTCATTGTACTCTCCTACCAACAATATCCAATCCAGAATATAATATTTCGTAATACTCTTTATATACACCGTCTTTTGATATAAACAAATGAACTGCTTTACCGTTAGGAATATTTTGTTGTTGTACTAAATCACACATATAGTTTTTTGACCTAATTTTGAATATAAATTTACTTACATAAGAATCAAAATCACGCCAAAGATCTGGTTGATGTTGTTCTGGTTGTGTGAAGAAAGAACTTAAATCAGCCATTAGTTCTCCTTAATTTTGAAAACATTTTTAAGAATTCATTTTCTGCTTCTTTTGGTGTCCATAAGTATAAATTAACTCCTAAATGATCATACATATTAACCCAAGATAAATTTCCATGCAGTAAAACAGATTCGTCTTTTATTATATTAGTATCACCATAATCAGCAACAGAAGAATGTACTAAATTAAATTTCTTCATAACTTGATCGGTGATTTGTTTTTCTAATTCTATGTATCCTTTTAGATGTGATTTTATAGGTCTAGGAATATCTACTAAATATGCTTCACTAGCATCGTGCATCAACGCATATAATGCTTGTGCAGGATCACTTGTTTGTAACATAACATATTCTGATAATATAACACAATGCTCTGCAACCGAATAAAATTCTTTTACATGACCACTATACCGACATAAATTCGATAAAGCATGTGCAATATCGAATAAATCTATAGAATCAATACTAGGATCAAGAAAATTGAATTGCTTTCCAGTATAAGTTTGAATAAAGTTCATGTTGTTTATATTTTTCATGCTTCCTCATTTAATTTTTGATCTATTAACATCATTAAGTTGTCTATAACAAAATCACCATTATTACCATCGAAATAAATAACATCATTCAGATCATCTGTGTTTTGTGATGAAAATGCTTCACCACAATAGAGACTCTCTCGATCTATAATATTTAATTTAACAAACAGATCATAACCTTTATATTTTTCATAACAGTATAATTCCATACTAATCCTTATTTTTTGTATTTGCCATTTTTTATTTGAACAATAGCACGTTTACCATTTTTATAAGTTATAATGTTACTATGGCTCCATGAGCTATTCCCTATATTATATCCTTGATCTAGTTTACCAAGGACACCAGCATAGTATACTCCATCTAAAATGAATGCGCTATGACTATGCCCTAAATTCATTTTTAATCCAGATTTAATGAAAGATGTAATTGATCCCCTTGCTCCGTTATTTCCATGATCCCCATGACTTCCGAATTCAATATTAGAAATAACAAAAGATTCATCGGTTTTTAGAAATAATACTTCACTTAGATCATTAAACATATTACAACTGTATTCAAATATAGAGAAATCTTTTGAATTCCCTTCTCTTATATTTTTATAACTTTGTAGCTGTAATTCTAAAAACAATTCAGCATTGACAGGATCATACCTATAATCTGTAGTTTTTAACCATCGCTGTAATGCTAGATCATGATTAGATTCAACAACAACAACTTGAGTATTTATTTCACTGAATTCATCAACTAAATCAGAAGTCATTTTAATTTCGTCTTTAACTGACTGTGTTTTATTACATAACATTTTGTATAAAAAATAGGGATCTTTTATATTATGATGATTTCTAGCTTGTTGGTCTAAAACATCATGTAAAAATACATAATGAGGAATTAACTCGTTAACCATAGAATTATCTGATCTCCATGATACATCAGCAGCAACAGGGTCTAATTTAGCTGCATGAATATCACCCAAGTTTAGACATAAAATTGTATCTGTAGTATATCCAGCAGACGTATAATATGTATCTAAATCATAAAAACTACCACTTTCAGTTTCAGCATTTAATTGTCTAGCAAACCATATTCCATCTGAATCAACCTCAACGAGCAATGCAGCGTATATATGATTAAATGCTGCTATCTGTCCAGCTTTCTTTTGAATGTAGTTAGATAACGTTACACAGCCGGTAGAGTACATATTTTTAGTTTCTTTATATTTACTATTGGGTACAGGTTCTAACTGTACTTTAGCATGAGGAACGATCATAGAATTATGCCCTGTGTATGAACTCATTCCTGAAAATACCCTTTTAGCAGTAGGTAAAATATTTAATTCCCCTGACCAAACTAAATCATCAGTAATTTGAATGCTACAATCTTGAATATAATTTCTAATTTTTGGATCAAACCATAAATCATGTTCCCCATCTTTAGTTAAATTTTGAAACCCTGATTTATTATATGTGAATGTTCCAACAATAATTTCAGCATCTTTATGTTCAGCACAAACATTTAATGCTTTCCAAAATCTGTTATGAACGTGTGTATTATTTTGTGCTGAAGTGAATATAAATGTTTTCTTATCTGTAATATCAGAAATTTGAACTCTTTTGGTTAATGGAGAATTGATAAATCCACTGGCGATAGGTTTATTATCTTGTTCTTCCCAAAATTCTTTATATGTTCTACGCCTTAAAAAATAATTTATAGTTGATTTTGAGCAATTATATTTTCTTGATATTTTTCTTGATGATAGGTTATCTTGTGTGGACAACCTTAATATTTCTACTAATTGATCTTCATTAAACATAATTATCCTTTAAAAAAATTAATTTCGTGTTCTAATGCTTTTGCTTTATTACATAAGTGATCATTAATATCTTCATCTGTAGCTGTTTGTATTAAAGATTTATCTGCCCTTACTGTAGTAAAAGAATTACCTAAATAGATAAATACTGATCCTATTTCTACTATTTTATAATAATTACCTAAATAATATACATTATCATTTATCTTCATATTACCTCTCTTGATGCTTGTTCTTGTTGAATTAAAGTTTCTAACGAGTCTGCATGATCTTTGTCAAACCTAAATTCCACTAATCTAGGTAAAAACAAACTTTGATGTTGTTTATTTTCTGATGTTTCTCTTGAGTTATAACTTATTGTAGCAAAAGAAAATATATAATTATTAGCCCATTGCATGAATTCATCAGCAGTCATATTTTTTGATTTTTCTAACCCACGATCAGCATCACTTAACCCAGATCCAACATTACATTGGACTAAACCATCTGATGTTTTTACATTAAATCCTCCAATACATCGCTCAAACTTAGTACCTTTCTTACCATAATACCAACCGGTTATCTGCAAATCACAAGGAAATTCCTCTTTAAATTTTATCTGATCTGTTACTCGCTTATTTTTCCATAATGATGCAGGATCTTTAAGAATAGTTCCTTCTTCACCACGCAAGGTTAATTCTCTAAAATGTTCTTTAGCCTCAGTCAAATTATCTACCCATCTGCACTCGATAATTGAAATATATTCACTTTTAATTAAATCTAATAAGATAGTTAAGTCAGTCAACCTATTCAAATAAGCTCTGTTTTCCTTGGTTTTATTGAAATATATGTCTATATCAATAATATCCCATGTAATATATCTAACTCGTAATGCTTCTTCTTCGGTGATAGTGCCTTTAATTGATTTGTTAAGAATGCCATTACCTGTTTTTCTGGGTAAAATCTTATTATTTTCATCTACAACGACAAGTTCACCATCTAATACAAAATTAATACTTGGTTTAATTTCGTTAGTAATATGATCTAGGTTGTGAAATTTATTACCATTTCCAGAATGTAATGAAACTTCATCTTGTTTAATCACAGCTATACATCTCGCACCATCGGCTTTTAATGAACTGATTGCAGGAAAATTAATTTTTTTAATTTTTTTAAGATCATACGCTGAACATTTCATAACAGGGAACTTGGGTAAGAAATCTTTTTGAACTTTTTGTATAGATTTAATGCTCAGACCACATTTTAAATTTCGTGCTAACACCATATCTACTAGATTTTTTTCCCATTGGGTTATTGCACTATAGATCTGAATTAGATCTATATGATCTTTGTCGTCAGCAGATCCTTTAAAATCTAAACGGTCTAACAAAATAAGTGCATCTAATAAACTGTGATCTACTGACTGATATGGGTCAGCAATTACCCCAGTGATATAAAATGACAACTTAGGATCTAATACTATACGACTAAAATCAATAAAATCATTATATAATAAATCATCTGATTTTTTTAATTCTTGTAAATGTTCAATTTTTTTATTACCAGATAATGAATTTATTTGGTCTATAAAATTATAAAGTTTTCTTGTATCTGCATGTAAACAAAACATGTTATTCTCCTACACTAAGTTTAGCTTTTATAGCTGGATACGGATCATAGTTATACAGTTTAAAATCTTTTGCAGTAAATGTCAATAATTCATCTAAAGTATCAAACTCAGGCAGAACTAAATCTGGTAAAGCTCTTGGTTCTCTTGATAATATTTCCTCTACTTGATTGATATGATTTGAATAAATATGGGTATCTCCAAATGTTCCTGTTAATGTTCCAGCTTCATACCCAGTAAGTTTAGCTAATATCATTAATATAAAACTATATGATGCTATATTGTAAGGCAACCCTAAGAAACAATCAACAGATCTTTGTACCCATTTTAAATCCATCACCCCGTCTTGAATATATAACTGGAACATCACATGACATGGCATTAAAGCAGCAGAATTATCTCGTTGTACTATTGGGTTCCATGAATTTACAATATGATACCTTGACATAGGATCTTCTTTAATTGATTTAATTACATTTTGTATCTGATCAACTCCTTGATTGTTATAATTTCTCCATTGGTTCCCATACAGCGCACCTAAGTCAGCATTTCCTTCACCGCCCCAACGTTCTGCATCATTGGTCCAAATAGTCCAAGCATCTTCTTTAAGATCGGAATAATGTTTTAAATCATCTAAGTTTGTGCTACCGGATAAAAACCATAATGCTTCCCCAATTATATTACTAAGTTTTAATTTCTTAGTAGTTAATAAAGGAAATCCTTCAGGTAACTCATGCGTTATATTCACATCAAATAATCCTACAACCTTACCTGTTCTAGTCTCTCGTACAGAACCAAATCCCAATACATCATACAATACATCTAAATACTCGTGCATGTTATTCTCCTATTTTTTGAATTAATTGATAATGTGCATATTGCAGTTGCATTATATCTCTTGCGCAATCACATTTACTATCATGCTTGATCATATTAGGAATGTCAATCATATTATTCAAATATCCTCTATTTTTATGTGTTGGATCTATATGACACCCAATAGAATCAATGGCTGTTCTAATATCTCTATGACTCCAATAAGGAATAGGATTAACCTCACCATAACTTTGATATAAACTATCAAGTATACTGAAATCAAAAGAATTTCCTCTACTCCAAGCATGTGCATCTGACTTAGAACTTAAATCATATTGTTGTTGTTCTAAATATTTATAAAACATAGAAAACAAATCTTTTGGATTTATATCTTTTTCATTAGGTTTTACCATTAAATCAAAAGCTTCTTTGTTCTCTTTTTTCTTCCAAAATTCTATAGTTGATGTTGATGTTGTTCTTCCACAAGATAATTGAGATTTCCAATCCAATTTAACATCGAAAGCTTTTTTTACTAATTCATTAAACGGGATCATATCACTAGGATCAAAAACAATACAAGTGAAGTTAGTAACTGCTGCGGTAGGTGTAGTATCTAAAGTTTCTAAATCTATAATTAAGTTTTTCATATATTCCTATTTACAAAAGTGTGTGGCAATTGATGATCTTGTTATTGCAGTATATAACATTTTCTTTATATTAGCACTAATTTCAAAAGCTAAGAAGTTAGGGGTGTAAATAAATGTATGATCAAAAGTAGATCCTTGAGCCTTATGTGCTGTCATACAATATATATGTTTAAATGGATCAAACATTTTTTTTAATCCCTTTGGAATATCTTTTTTAGCTAATTTAGCATAAGACACCACAGTATTGTTATAATATTCTAATGATGTAGTTTTAATAACAACTACATCATGTAAGGTTCCGTCTAATTTAGATTTTATAGACATATCCCAAGTATCTACACCGCTAGGAATAAGTGGATCTTCTTTATAGCCATCGCATATAGACATGATCTCAAATTCTTCCGCATTTTTATATGTCTCAGTGCCGCTTTGAGCTACTATAATTTCCCCGACAATATATTCATCTACATTACCGTAAATTGCTTTTCTTATAGCTGTATTAATTTCCTCAACTCCCATGATCTCTTTGTTATTATGAGTTATTTTTTTATTAGTATAACATATACATCTACAAAAATCTGGATCAGCTTTGAAATTATATGATTTGAAATATGCAACTAAGGTGTTAACAAAATCAATAGGGGTGTGATTAAATACCCCATGTCCATTTTTATCTACATTATGAACAATATTTGGGATCATAGGACTAACATCATCTTGACTTTCCCTGAATTTAGTTGCCAATGCAATTATAGGGTTATCTAACGCACATCTAACAACCTCAGTAAGATTTGACTGTTTTTTAATTTCAGTAAATACCCTAGAGTCCTCTGGAGTAGAATTATAATCTGAATTTACTGGTTGTATTTGGCATACATCACCAATAAAGATCACAGTCTTAGAATCACAATCTTTAATATATTCAAATAGATCATCACCAATCATAGAAGCTTCATCTATGAATAAAATATCATAACTGTATTTAGACTTGAATTTGTCTTGTACACAAATTTCTCGTTCTCCCCGTTGTACTAATTTTAAACCAAGTGCAGAATGAATTGTTCTTGCATCAATCCTATGGTTGATCCCTTGTTCATTAGCCATACTTTCAATAACTTTAACTGCTTTATGGGTTGTACCGGTAAGTCCTATACTTGTAGCCATAGGTAATGATTTAATTATATCTACAGTTACTGTAGATTTACCTGAGCCAGCAACACCATTCAGTGTATGAAACCTATCTTCCTGAGTTAGTTTAGATTGATTTATTGTATCGAGTATTTCTTGCTTAACCTTTTGTTGGGCTTCAGTTAGTTTAATACTAGGTTTTTTTTGTGTATTGATAATATTCTCCTATATTCCTACGTATTCTATTGCATCATGGGCTGAATCGTATAATTTTTTATCGTTGTAAAAACTACCATCTAAATCATCCAATTGTCTAGCCATTTGTACAAGTTCGTCAATTGATAACGGATAGTTTATTCGTTTGGCATTATAACACACTTTAACCATAAATTTATATAATGCTAAGTGATGTTCTCCTGCTAAAGTTAACTGATATTCTTCAATCATGCGATCATAACAAAACGGGCATTTCTTGGCTTGTATATTAAAACATGGTATTTTTTTAGTTTTTAAATAAATTTTTCTTTTTAGACCACTAAGTTTATTTTTTTGTTGATACTTTTGTTCTTCTGCTGGTGACGGAAATTCTGAGATTAGTTCTTCCCAATTTAACTTTTCTCCATCAGATGACATAAATATATGATAGTAGTTGTCTTTATTATCATACATCGCTGGTATATACATTAGTCTTGATTTATCTTTAGTTTGTTTATCTACTACATTACCAAGTTTTTCATTAATTGCATACCATAATTGTGATAGCACTTCTTTAGATGCAAATTTATGTAATTCAAAAATTACCCTGATCTTTATATGATCTTTAGTGCAACTAGGAGATGAATAAATTAAACAATTATAATTTAGTTTAATTTTATTAATATCATCAAGACTAATGCCAGAGTCAATATCAAGCATCACTATATCCCACCCTAAAACGTTCTCATTAGCCCGTTTAGTGTTAGGTGCATATATAGCACTAGAAATCATTCCTTGCTCGCTATATTCCCCTTTAGCCGGCTTATGCCCTTTTACTTGTGATATAGTTTTCATGGTTTTAATAAAATTATTCCAAGACATTTCTGCTTGCTGTGGTGTGTTACTAAAGTTAGAATTAAAGAAACTAAATTTCATTATGCACCAGCCTCAAACAGTCTTAGTTCTAATATGGTTCTAAGATGATTGTTCCTGAATTTTAAAGAATCAACCATTGTGCTTATGCTCTCAATAGCAGCTTCCATAGCAGATATACGTTCTTTTTGTTCACAAAGGGTATCATCTGACTCTAAGTAAATACTTAGTTGCTTTGCATTGTTACACATATAATCGAAGGGTTCATTTTTATACGACTCTGCTTCTCCTTGATAGAACTGCATACGAATACGAGTTAATTTATATAACTCAGATTTTTGTTTTTCTAAATAACATTTATAATCATAGCTATATTTAATATATTTTGATAACAACTTAACCGACCGATGTATCTCCATCTCTAAATCATTTGATAATATTGAATCTTGTTTTATTTGTTCCAACAATTGTACAATAGTGATCATAATTCCTCCATATTAACATGCTTAATATTAAGTGTAAATTGCTGCTGATTATAGTATTCTGTTCTTGCTAACCCGTGTTCAAACACATAATTCTTATAAGCTCCTATACAATAATCATCAACTATATCATAAAATGTAACATTGTTGTCAAATTTACTCAATCTCAATAATCTTCCCACTGATTGCAGAACCTTTACTTTAGATTTTGATGGATGTGCTAATATTAAATTATTTAGTCTTTTTATACTGATCCCTGTGCTTATTGTACCAATAGAACCGACTATAATAGAGCCATCTTCTATTTCCATTGATTTTCTTATTTCCTCTCTTGTTTCTTTATCAACTGATCCATTATACAAATATACTTTACGATTGGTATCCTTTAGCATTTTAACTAGAACTTCACCATGTTCAATTTTATGGATCATCACAATAGTATTGCCTGTTAAAGAATTGGCAAGATCTACTAGGTACTGATTTCTTAATTCTGACTCAGTTATATATTTAATTTCTTCTACATAATCAGCTTTTTTTCTAACATTTTTTCCTTTGTCATCTATTCCCCTAATAGCAGATCTAAGGAACTTACACTCTTGTTCTGAGTATTTTAATATTTGTGCTTCTATTACTAAATTAGCTATCCTAGAATCATCCATTAATTCTTTAGTTGATATAACATTAAAAACTTCTCCAAACAACCCAACTAATGACATTTCATTACTTTTCGATTCAGATAAAGTACCAGTAAGTCCTATTCTTACATTAGCATTAACAGATTTATTAATTATATCAGTTAAAGATTTTGCTGCTGCGGTATGAACTTCATCGTTAATAATAACTTTAAATTCTTCAAAAAAAGAATTCAAGGGTTTAGTTTTACTATTAGACATAGACTGATATGTAGTTAATACAATTTGTTTATCTTCTTCTAGTTTTCCCTTAGACATCTTAGTAATATAATCATCTGGGTTCCAATCTATATCAGAACTATAATCCCTAAAATCTGAGTGTAATTGAGTTACTAACCCAACATTAGGAACCATAATTAAAAATCGTTCATTTGGGTACATTTTTAAGTACACTTGGATCAACAAATATATAACAAGACTTTTTCCCGATGAAGTTGGGCTTAACAAAATAGCACGTTGTTGTTCCAGTGCATAATGCGTGGCTTCTAATTGATACAAGTAAGGAGTTATTCTTTCACCCCCAGAACATACACTCAGACTATCTACAAACGATTCTAAGCGATGTTCATCTAACTTCAATGCAGTTATTGCAGGGTCAATAAAAAATGTCTTATTATGCAGCTCACAGGCTTCTATGACTCTTTTATATAATCCTAACGGAAGTATACCATTAGCTGTCATAAGATATAACCGACCATCCCATTGTTTATTTTTAAAAGCTGGATGAAATCTATAATTATCTGCCATAAAACTAAATTTTTCTCTAAGTAATATAACGAAATCGAAATCATTAGTATCAATTTGAATTTTAGACTCATTAATTTTCCTGATCACAATATTCATTATCGCTCACTTTTGTTTAATCTACCTTTAAGTTCACTGTATTTTAACCACCGTTCAACTTTTTCCATTTTGTTAAGAATTGAATTGTCATCAACTATATTTTCTATACTGCGGTTAAACAGCATTTCGATACTAGCAACCAAGCCATTAATCTCTCGTAATAAACCTACCTCATTAGACTCATTGATAGATAAATTAAACCCGTCAATTCCAAATCTTAATGCCTCACAGCATAATTTTTGGACTTCTGAGCATTCCTCGGCAACTATTGTTAATAAATGATCTTGTTTATTCATTAGTATTCCTCAAAAAGTGATATTATAAATATTAATACAAATAAAATTACTGCGATGTAATAATCTCTGTATTCAATAAATGCAGGAAAAACTTTTAATGTATCTACTATAAAAATAGATATTATCAAAAACACTACTACAGATAATGCTTGTAATATACTTAATGCTATGTTTATGGTCCAAGTTTTCATGTTATGTCCTCAGTTAAAGTAAAGGTAATAGATCTTTTTTTAACAATGTAGCTACATCTTTTGATATAAATTTGTGAATGTTTTTCAAACCATCAATTTTTTTGTAATTTTCTGGTATTACTTCATCTTGTATTAGATCTTCAATGACATCTTTACAGTATAAACCTAATACCGAACCAAAATCTTTTTGATCTAGTTCACCAACTCCGCCTAGTTTTGATATTACTGATAGCAATCTATTAGAAGTAATATAATTACCAAAATCAACAGAGCATTGCATAACATGTTTAACTTTCTTTTTTATTTCAGAGAATTTTTCATTTTTATTTTTAATGATAAGAATGTTGTTATTATGATCTACACAATGCTGATAATGCCCTTTAATTACTACACCTTCCATTATAGAACCAGATTTACTTATTTTTGTCGATGTGTCGTTTTTGTACATCAAACAATCGTTTAATTTACCAGAATAAAGAATTGGTGCTGTATCAAACCCAGTACAACAAAACAATTCATACGCTTCTTTGGGTGAGTAAAAGGTCAAACTTCCATCTTTACGCAAGATAGCTAAATCAAACGCATAGAATTCAACTTCATTATTATATTTTACTCTACCATTTATTTTTTCGCCTATCAATTCACCATAAATAATTATTTGCTCCAAATCAGGCATACGACCATTTAGTAAAGACCAAATTAATTTTATTCTTTCTTTGTGTGCGTCAATAACAGATTGGCAATTATAAAATACACCGTCAATAAATTGTGTTCTTGATCCAAATTTAATATTTTCATCACTGTTCATATACATACTAAAATTAGCGCCATCTAATTTTTCAAAACAACAAAATATTTTATTTACATAATGCAATTCTACATAATTTATAGTTCTTTCTCTATATGAATTAACTAAACTTGGATATTTAAAAAATTTCATTATCTCTCCGATGCTATATAAAAAGTTATTTTAGGTTCTTTGCTTTTAAACACAACAACCCCTGATGTCGATATATTAACAGTGTAGTCAGTCAAGATCAAGTTTAATTTATTTTTAATTGAATGTTTTATGTATATTTCAAAATCTTGATCTGATTTTTGATGAAGATTAATGTAAATGTTATTATTTTCTGAACATAATAATATATCTTCTGTTTTATTAGCAGCACTTGCTCTAATGATCTTATCAAATGAATTACTAGGTAAATCAAATTTGTGTTTAATATCCAACTCTCCTAATTTTCGATCAAGATAACATAAATCTTCTTTATTGGATTGTCGATATGTAGATCTTGCTTCTTTATCTTCTATAATAATATTAGTTTCGTTAAAAGTTAGAATTGGATCATCAAATAAAGATAATTGTCTTAGAAAATTTTTAAGATCATGTAAAGCAAAAGGTTCCAATTCTGTATCTACTTCTGCTACCATTAACCTATTTCTATCTGGGTTTATTGATGATATTACCTGTCCTTTCTCGACAACTAAATGATTGCTGATCTTGGCACAATGAGTTAATATATCATAAACTTCTTGGGTTAATTTCATTGGTTATCCTTTTTTCTGCTATATTAAAATAATTTTCATCTAACTCTATACCAATAAATTTACGATTCAGATTTTTACAAGCTACTCCAGTTGTTCCAGATCCCATACAAAAATCCAAAACAGTTTCACTTTCGTTTGTATAAGTTTTAATTAAGTACTCCATTAGTGCTACGGGTTTTTGTGTTGGGTGTAATGATTTTCCTTTATCCCCAAAGCATCCTCTAAATAAAAGTGTTTCATTTGGATAACTCATATCAACCGGTATCTGTCTAACTGACTCTGCAGTCATACTTCCGTAATTGTCTGCTTGTTTTCTGTTTGTAGTTGGCGGTCTAATATTTTTAGGCAATTTTTTAGTTAATTGGGGATTATATAAACATTGTTTTTTATAAAAAACACTTATAATCTCATTCCTTCTCATTGGCATTCTTTTGGCATTAAGATGGTTAGTTGCTTTATCTTTTTGCCATACCCAATCATACTTAAATTGCTTTAAATTACTAACACGTAATAAACTAGAAAAAGGTTCAGCCCCAAAAATTACAATAGCACCATTAGGTTTAATAATACGTTTTAGTTGTACCCACATAGGTTCAAATGGTATTATAGAATCCCATTTACAAGCGGTAGTGCCATAAGGTGGATCAGTCAATATCATATCAACACTACCAGAGGGTATTTCTTTCATTAATTCTAAACAATCACCTTTCATTAATTTCATTGGTTATCCTTTAATTTAGATGGATAAAAATCAGAACAACATTTCGCTAACAAATACATTTTGTGTTTTTGTAAATATTGTAATGTTTTTCCATCTGAATTCAATCCATGTTTTTTGTTAAACTCTGATTTTATTTGGTTAACTAAAATATTCGGTTGGTTATTGATCCCTATCAGTTTCCAATTTCTTAGATAATTTTTAGTGTAACCTAATTCTTCCAATTTATCTCTTAACACATTTGTATTATAACAGATCCACAGTTCATCTTTTAGTTTTTGTGTTACAGCTGGCGAGCGCAAAGGTTTAATACCTTTTTCTTTATCCTGTTGTTGTTTCTTAAAAAAATCATCACTACATTTAATATTAGGAACACCATCAACTTTATCTCCTGATATAATTAACTCGAACTCGAACCTAATTGAATCGTCTACAGAAAACATACTTTTAGCATAAGGTCTATACATATCAACTGATAAATTTTTAGTACAAGCAACTAAATCTTTATCGTTAGAAATAATTAAAGTTTTTTCTTTGATGTCTTTAGTTAAAACTCCAATAATATCATCTGCTTCTGCTCCTTGTGTTTGCACTGTTTGATAAGGAAAGTTGTTTGTAATATCTTTCTGAATATCAGTAAAATATTTCATGATCTGTCCCCAATCTAATTTAGAGTCATCTTTAGCGTTTTTTCTTACCCATTTATATTCAGGAAATACATCTTGCCTCCAAGAATGACTATCAAAACAAATAACCATATTACCATAACTATGTCTAAATTTAGCATTATATGATCTGATCATATTTAAAATTATATGCTGAATTTGTGAGAAATCAGGTTCTTTGTTATCTTTTAAATCTGCATGTAAAGCGGCAAAAAATGTTCCACTTGCATCAAGTAATATCATAACATCTCCTTTCTTTTAATAATTTATGAAAATCTACAGGTTTATAATCTGTGTGTTCAACACAGACGTTGATATATCTTTTGTCATAATAATGGATTAGATCGAATCCACGCAACATTACCAATTTGTCATGTAGATGTCCATGTATGTTATGTGAACGTCCTCTAAGCTCTTGTTCATGTATAGGACAATGACTTAACCAAACTCCCTTTAAACTGTATAATGCTTTTACATCATCATACACGTCCACTAGATCTCTCATTTTTATTCCATGTTCTAAATCATGGTTCCCACATATCAATAATTTTTTTGTACATCTTATAGATTTGATTTTTTGCAACCACTCTTTACTAAATGCTATATCTCCTAATAATATCAAAGAATCGCGTTTATTTACATTTGATGCTAAATTATCAAATATTATGTTATGATGTTCCTCTGGAGAACTAAAATTTGTTCTGTACTTACAGATATTACGGTGTCCTAAGTGTAGATCGGACGAAATTAATAAGCTCATGCTGGATCTAAATCCTTATATGTTATAATGAGATTTCCTTTAGTCCAAAGAGAAACAAAACCCATGATGACATCTCTTTTATCTAGTGGAGATATAATTATATCAACAGCCGCAAAAAATATAACAATTATACTAAATATATAACTTAACGGGTTCCACGGATTTAGATGTATGTTATACTCAGATTTTGTTACATCATAATATCCAACAATTATTTTTAAATAATGTAAACATTTACCTAATTTACTTAATTTGTATCGGTATTCCAATTGTGTTCTTGTTCTCATACATCCCCCTTGTAATATCTTAGTGCATTTAATAAAATAGAAATTCTTTCAATATTATAAGTATCAATACATGATGTAATTTCATCACTGAATACATAGAAATCTACATCTTTAGCTATATCATTAAAATCATTAAAATCTATAATATCTAATTTATTAATATCATCATATAATTCTTTAATTTCTTTTGGTATCATTAGAATCCTTATAGGGCATTGCGCCCTATTAAATTAGGTAGGTTAATCACTTAGGTCAATGCTAGAAAACACGTCTGTATCCGGAACAGATTGATTAGCAAAAGGATCTTCTTCAATGCTTAGTTGTGATTCTGGTTCTGTATTAGTAATATTTGCAAACACGTCTGTATCTAATTCTGGTTCTGTATTAGTAATATTTGCAAGCACGTCTGTATCTGTTTGTGGTTCTGATTGTGGTTCTGATTGTTTTTCTTTCTCAAAAGGATTAGCACCGGCTTTAGCAGCAACTTCAGGATTGAATTCTTCATCCATGATTTTAGCGACATATCGACCGCCCAACACCTTGATCATTTCTGCCTTTAATTCATCATACGATTTGTAATTTGATTCTGATTCAAATTCTGCTAAATCATACATAGAATTATATAATTTCTCTTGCACTTCTTGTCTACCACCAGCTAACGGTGATACTTGTTCAAATTCAGAGCTATCATAACTAAGGCTAAAATCACCATTTTCTGATCTTATTCTAAAATTTGCCCCTTGATCCCAATCAAAAAATTCTAATGGTTTCTGATCTTCAAATTTAGGAAACCATGCTGCTTCTAATTTTTTAAGAATTGCTGGACCAAATTGATATAACATCACTTTACCATTATTTTCTGGGTTTGCTTTATCATCTAATACTACGATATTAGTGATGTATTTTTTCTGAACTTTACGTTTACGTGCCATTGCAGCTTCAGCACCATTTTTACGTTCAGCATCAGGAATTTTAGCCCAATGTGCTTTATTTAATTCTGATACTGGATCAGGCTTATTAATACTAGATAAATTTCTGTTCCAGTAACTATTACTGCCGTTTTTGAAACTAAATTCAGTCCAAGCAACCCACGGTACTGTAGGTTGTCCATCTGCATCATATCGTGGTAAGAAACGGATCAATGATGTACCTATACCGCTATCAGTGCTATATCTATGTTTCCATTGTCTAGGATCACGCGTAGAACTACCATCATCTTGAATTTTTGTTTTCATTGCAGCGTTGTTTACTTTGTTTTTTTTAATATCAGCGAATGACATATATTTTCCTTATTTATCTAAATATTTAGATAATATTTGTTGTAGTTTAGGGAAGTTGGCTCTCATAAAATCTTGATATTTTACTATTTTTAGCCTAATTTTTGGGTATAAAAATGTGTCTGTTATTTCTTTGTCGAATTTTTCAATAATTCCTCCTGATGTTATTCTATTGATCGCACATACAGTATTTAATGCTATATGCCCTCCGTTTAATAATTGCAATACTATCGGTAAAGCATCTGATTTTGTGCCAAATAAAGCTTTTATTCCATGTCCTAATCCCTGCATTTTCTTTAAATCTTGTTCAAAATTATAACACAAATTTTTCATCTGTGCTTTATGATCAGCATAACAACAATAAGTCATTGTACTTGGATGATTATTTCCTTGCATCATATTAGCCATATAATACACAATTAAATCACCTTCGTAATATTTTTCAGCAAGTGCATAAAAGAACTTACAATCATATCTTTCATCCAATTGTAGTTTAGTTCCTCTAATTCTTATTCCCTTTTTAAACAAGTTATAATTTTTTGAATTAAAATGGCTCTTTACTGCAATATAACATTTAAACGCTTGTAATCCTGATACACCTGTGATCATACCGCCTCTTTAAATTTAACAAAACCATCACCATCTGATAAATTATTTGTTCTATCCAGAATAACATAATATTTATATTTCTGTAAAGTTATAGTGAAATATTCTCCTTGGTTAAGAAAATTTTTCATAGTTTTGAAAGCAACATCAACATCAATGAATTCTCTGTATACTAATCTACCATTTAATTTAACTTTCATAATGTTCTCGTTAATTATTTCAACATTTATATATTAAATATTATATTAATAAATGTCAACACTATTTTAATACTAAATATTAAATAAATAATGGATCAAGAGTTGGTTTTGGTTCTATATCCCATCCTATAACGTCTGTAATGCCAGTTATAGGCTTAATAAATGTTTTATAATACATTGTATCATAATCTACTTTATTATCTAATTTGAACTCTTTTGGGAACACATCAACAAACCCTATAACATTTTGATTTAATCTGTTAGGTTCTTCAAGATAAATATATCGCATTTTATCGCCATTGTTAATAACTTCATAATCAGTCAGTGATAATTTTTTAAGTTCATTGTTATAGTTTATTGCTGCTCTGGAGTTAAATGGTACAGTAACATCGTGCCTAAATGATCCGTCCGGTCTACAATAACTTTCCTCTAGTTTATTTACTCCCTTTGGAGCTGCTATTTGATGTACACTAAAAGTGTTGTATTCTTTATGAAAATCTTTTATATAATTTTGCAATTCTAACTCATTCTTGGTTAGAATTATTTTTACAGTTTCTGTCATGGCATTTCTACACACTTCTGGAGTTGATGATTTAACTAAATCTAATCCCATTATTTTTAAATACGGTTCTTTAATTGTATATCTAACCCCCTCCATATCTAGTACATTAGCTGCATATCTTTTCTTTGCAACAAAGAATACATCACTAGCAATCATTTCTCTAGCCATAACCATTTTTTGCTGAAATGCTTTGGTATAATTCGCTAATTCTTGATACCATTTATCAAACAAAGGCTCTAACTTAGATTTGCACCACCGATCAAGGTATTCCACTATTTCCATAGTTTCCATATTTTTACAATTCAACTCTACAAACCTTTCCATAGAAAACATAGTCGAATCTGTATCAGTTGCATAAATATATCTAACATTATCAGTGCATAATAGTTCATTGAAATATGTATTCAATTTATTATTTATCCATTTAATTGATAGCTGTCCACTTGTTGTTATTGATTCTGCTAATCGAATATCAAATAAAGAAAAATGTACATTAGCTAATGCACCATAAGCAGAATTAAGTGCTAATTTACGACACAATTGATTCCCGTCTTTTATTCTATATTGCTGCATCTCATGATCATATTCTTTTTGAGATTTACTTGTTATGATATTATCTTTAATTGATATAGCTTTTTGATGATGCGTCAGCATTTCCTTTTTTATCTTTTTCCTTTCATTATACAATTTTTCCATCAATCTAGGTAATAATCCCTGACTATCAGTTTTGAAGGTACAACCATTTGGAGTCACACATAAGTTATTAGGTATTGATATATCCTCGTTAGCTATCATTTTGTCTATATTTATATCTAATTTTAATGTAGTAATTTTCTCAGGACTTATATTATATTGCATAATCAGATGTGGATAGAGAGAATTTAAATCACTCGACATAAGCCATTTATGTTTACCTATTTTTGGATCTAATACAAATCCACCAGCAAAACTTTGCTGCTGCTGATCTTTTTTTGGCGGTGTGATAATATTATCATCTATAGTATTTTTATAAATAATATTTTCCCATAATCCTACTGGACTGGACACTTCACTGAAATTTATTCCAGCTAAATATCCTAAACTGAAAGTAACATCAAAGAATCCTAATTTATCATCTAAACCTTTAACAATATATACATCAATAATATTATAAATTTGATACAAATTTGGATCTTTTTTGTTTAAAGTTTTTAGGTTAGAAGCAACTGAGCTGTAATCTACTTTTTCCGATACTTGTTCAACGCCCCCTATAAATCCTAATTTATAACTCTCTCTAGGCTTAAATCTATTTTTCTTATATAAATTAATATAATCTAGATCATTTACACCTAAAATATACACTTGTTGATATTCTTTATTAAAAGTATTGATTTTAGTTTTGATCTCGCATACATTCCACGGTGATAATTTTTTAGGATCTAAACCAAGACGTGTTAATCGGTTAAACAAATAAGGAAAATCAAATCCGCTTGAATTCCATCCAGATACATTAACTGGGAAATTAGATTGCCAAAACCCTAATAAACCTTTTAATAACTGGGTTTCATTTTTGAATTTTACGTGTTTAATATTTTGTATGTTGTATTTACTAAGAAGATCTGAGTTTTTATCGAAATCATATAAACTAAATAAATAATAACAATCTGTTATATTGTCATATATTGTTAAACAATCAACCTGCCATTCTGCTAACATAGGATCAGGAAACCCCTTATCACTAGGACATTCAATATCTATAATAAATGTTCTTATTAATTTAGGGTTATATTCGTTATTCTTAAATTGCTCATGCAAAAAAGTTAAGTTAAAATTTCTATTTCCATAATAATCAATGCCGGTATCTTTAGCTTCAAATATTGCTTTATTTGCGTCTTTAATTGTGTCGAACTGTATTCTTTTAAGTTTATCACCATGTAAAGATGTGTATTTAGATATGCTTTTAACTGTGTTTTTAACTGTGTTTACTGTTTTAATATATAATGATGGTTTATATTTCAACTTAGTTCTAATTTCTTTGTTATTATTTATATACCTAAGTAAAATATTATTTCCTCTTTTATGACAACTTAAATAAAACATTATTCTATTACTCCTGCTTTCTTAATTTCTATAATATCATCTGCTGAAAATCCACAGTTTTTTGAGTTTAATTATATCCTCAATGACTATTTTATTTTCAATGACAATAGGGTAAACCCCGAATTGTGTAGTTACTAGAACACCGTTTTCATCATATATATATATATATCACCTGTGTGTGTTGTACTTTAAATATTGTGGTTTCATAATTTCTCCTTTAACGTTAGTAAAGTTTACTAACCAGTCTGCTATTTTGCCTATCTTGTTGTTTCAACTTCTTTACTAATTGTAGTATAGACCAATAATCATTTAGTCTTTTGGTTTTCTCTAACATAATTGTTCATGTTGTTCTTGTTTTACTTCTTTAAGTAAACTTTCTACACTTAGAGCAAACCGTAGATACCCTTCTGATTCAATAGCTGATACAGTTAGATTATGTTTTTCCATATCTTCCTTCAAGTATTTAGCATCTTCTATCAGATCTAATAAAGAATACTCTAAATGTTCATACATATACTTGTATGTATCTTCATCATTAATTAACTGCTGTGCTTTTGCATGTATTAACTGTTCTAATTCTTGTTGTAAATGTTTCATTTTAGTTCTCCTGTATACTGGCTAATTACTTTGTGTACTGAACAACTCGCCCAACACATGCTGTGTTTTCTTTGGTTAGCATTATGTTCGTCTACTAGTTTATTAACGGTTTCCGCATCTTGATAAACGCCCTCTATAGTAAATCCTTCATAATCTACGTGGTGTTTTAATATATAAACTTTCATGTTAGTTTTCCTTCAATTTAATAAATGGTTATAAATAACATTTGAGGCTATCACACCAGTTTTTACGCTCAAGCGCTCGTAAACGTCTAACTACGTTCCCTCGGGGGTCGTAGCGTTTAGCTCCTTTTGCTTTTCTATTATTATAAGCTGTCGAATCTTCTCTGTTTAACCGTGAATTATTAAACTGTATCCTAGTATTTGCTAAATTTCCTAAATAAGTCATTTTATCTAATCACTAAACCATTCGTAATTATCTTTGAAAAACTTTTCTGCAACTAACCACATATCAGATGAGTCTTTATCATTTATAGCAATCATATCGCCCACTCTAGGACTACCATTTTTCTTATCTGATTCAGATATACTAATTGAACATGTTAATAACCCCTCTACCCAAGGTGTCATTTCTTGTAGATATTTCTTTTTATAAAATGCCATTTTATCTCCTAATTTATTTAATGAAGGTTATCGTGCTAGAGCCTTTTTAACTGCTGCGGTAACACCACGTTTATTTTGTTGCATTAACACATACTCTGCATCTTCTTGTGTTAATAGCGTAGTTCTTGTTTTATCTTTAAAAACAACTCTAAATATTTTCCTCTAATACTTACAATTTCATATTCTATAGTTAATTCCTAAATTACACTTACATTTCAGGATTATAATTAATCCGTATTTTGTTAGAAATACGGATTAATTCCGCTTATTTACAGTGTTATATTGCCTTAATCGCGTTATCTAGCTTTTTGCCAAACCAGCCAATAAACATCAATATATTAGCTATTGCTAATCCTGCGAATATTAATGGGCTTAAAATAATCAAAATATGCCAATAAATAAACCCATACTTAATGCACATTTTTTTATAGTGTTTCCATCTGTCTATTTTCATATATCACCCATAAAATTTAGTGCCAAAGGCAAATATAACAACAAATTACAAAGGAAAAATACTCGCTGCGCTTAAAGCGTATTTTCCTCTGAATTAAAAGGTTATGTAGTTTTATCTTTCTTTGCGTATGCCGCGTAATACGCTTAATAATAAAGGTTAGTTTGTTTTACGCGCTAATCTTGTGTCTATAAATAAATCAGAATTACTTGCTATTTTTGCCAGAAATCGCGGAACCCTTATCCATATGTATGGTAGTAACATATAGTTAAAACGGATGGCACTTTTTCCTGTTTCAGTGATTCGTGTAAAACATAAACTAACAACTGGCTCAAGCGGATTGTTTACAGTCGGTTGTTTTGTCATGCGTTCTAAACAAGCTTTGTAATTTGTTGTCATTATATTTTTCTCCGTTATTTCGTGGCAACGTTAGCCTAAAGGTTAGTTTGCTAAACCAAGCTTAGCGGCACAGCCAAGCAAACCCACTTCAAACAACTCTGGCTTATTGTTAAACCAGTTAGTTAAAGTCTGTAATCTCTGCCCTGTTAACTCGCTAACTTGAGTTAGTGATTTTAATCCTAACTCTTTAGCTTGTTTGCTTGCTGTCATAATTTTACTCGCTACAGTATTCAACACGAACAAAATCACCACCCAAATCAGAGGCAATAAAGTAGCCCGTACTTGTATACGGAGCCGTTATTCCGTTAGCAATTTCTTGTACACAAACACCAACAAAGCCTTTTACCTCTAAACAGTCAAGAAAATTAACAGAACTATCTGTGTTGAACATTTCAATGATTGAAGCCTTGATGGATTCTTTGACAGTTAAGCCTTTTATGATGGATACATTTAATACTTTCATAATAATAATCTCTATATTTAATGTCGGCACTTATGTTTCGACTTGATGAAACTATTATACCGAACTATTTAAAGAATACAACAGTTATTTTAAATTAATTTAGTAGTAACATAACAAGGCAATTCAATCGGACTAACTACGCTTGCTGTTTAAATTTAAAGGTTAGGCGGTTAATCTATTTCACCCCGTACTTTGTGTATATATATATATATATCTGTCGCTGTTAATAACGTACCTGCTTATACATCATTATTAATTATAATGTGAATTACTGGCTTGCTAACTATACCAAATTGATCACATGCGTAATTTTCTATAGCCTCAAACATTTGTTCTTGGGTTAATATCATTTCTTTATCTCCAATAGTTACAATTTCATATTTTAGTGTTAATTCCTAAATTACACTTACTTTTCAGGATTACACTTAACCTGTATTTCTGTTGAAACACGGAATAATTCTATTGATTAACAGTGTTAGTTCGCAAAACCTAACATCAAACCCATAGGTAATATCACTATTTTTATTGCTGTATTTTTTCCATTTGTAAATGTGCCTACATGTAATAGGTAAGTATCTTCACCTTTACTCCATAATAGAGATTTTGCGAAATTGAGTATTATTACAAATCTCCAAAAACTTAAATTAATTTTCATCCCTTATACTCTTATTAAATGCAGTGTCTTCCATGTGTTTCATTACGTACTCAAATGTTAATTCTGCCATAGTCCTACTCCAGCATTCATAACCATTTTTCATCACTTTAATAGCAGCAGGACTTTGTTCATCATCCCACTCATTCGGATCATCTGTAAACACAATTTACGCATCTGTGTTTCTAAATCATAATCCATAACATTTCCTCAATTTTGGTAATTTGTTATTTGTTAAATAAATTTTATTCATCATAAATCCCTAATGCCTTAGCTACTGCAATAATATCTTCTTTGTTTGTCCAGCATAACCCGCGTTTAATTAGTACTCTTTCATACTTATAATCAGTAAAAGTATCCTGGGTATACCCATGGCGCGCGCTACTAGTTAAGCTAAAGTATTGTTGATTATATTCTAACTTTTCCACTGGTGGATTAGCTTTTACTTTTACACCAAATACTGTGATTTCTGTTTTAGCTATTCTGTAACTGTACCCTGTTAAATTCACCCAATTGCTATAAATAGGGCCCTTTCTTTCCCAATTGCTAGGGTATCCATTTATTTTATATTCTAATTCAGCACCGTTGATCCAAGCGCGCAGTATTTTTCTATTGTCTATAATTTCTTTCAAATCTAAAATATTTAATTTGTTATCATCTAAGGATAAGTATATTTTTGCTTGCTCTTTTGTGATTTTCATTAGCTCACCCCAAATATTAATCTAATCTCTTTCTGCATGTTCTCTAACACCCACGCAATAGCTTCTTCACTTGTAGTGTACAAAGCCAATTCAGTATGTTGTGTTAGCACATACCATTCACAATCAAATACCTTTCTATTATACTTATAAGCAAAGTAGTATTTCCTTTGGCGGTTGTTAGACCAATCAACTTCTTCTTGTTCAAGTTCCCTAAGCTTGTCAATAACAGCTTGTTTAGCAACCATCTTATTATTAACTAATTCAGCCTCCTCTTTTGTTTTAAATACATTGCCTCTAGCGAATCTACGTTTATCAATAGTGTGATTAGCCCAAGTATCTAAAATATACACCCCCATACTATCCATGAAATAATATTTACCGCCAAACTCAGGTTTCCATCTACCTTTCTTAATTGGTTTAGTTTTACTAATAGGTGCATAACCAGCTGTTAATAGGTCTGATTCACTTATTTGTACATTATTTATTTTTACTGTTTTCATTAGTTTATTCTCCAATAAGTCAATTTTATTGCCCATAACTCTGTACCAGTTATGGGTTTCATATCTAGCATTTTCATTATTATTCCTCTAGTTCTACTTTACGTAGTATATAACCGTTTGGTTCACAAAAACCAGTTTCCCAATCTTCTGTCATATTAATATAGTCCAATTCATATACTCCATCATCAACTTGTTGTAAATTATCTATTAATGATAACAAGTCAATTTCCTCGCAGATTTCATCATTGAGCAAGTCATGTCCTTTTGACTTTCTTTTTAGTGTAGTTAGTACTTTTGCATAAAAGTATTCATTGCCTCTTTTGAATGTTTTTGTTTTGAGTCTTACTATTGTTCTGTTATTATCGTGTGGTGTTTCTACTCCCAAGGTTAGTGGCTTCATTAGCTCACCCCAAATATCAGTTTAAGTTCGGCTTGCATGTTCTCTAACACCCACGCAATAGCTTCTTCACTTGTAGTGTACAAAATTGATTCAGGGTATTGTGTTAGCACATACCAATCAATTTTAAATTTGTGAGTATGATGATCATAACTAAAGAAATATTTCCTTTGCGTGCTATTAGACCAATCAATTTCCTTTCGCTCAAGTTCCCTAAGCTTGTCAATAACAGCTTGTTTAGCAACCATCTTATTATTAACTAATTCAGCTTCTGATTCTGTTTTAAAGACATTACCTCTAGCAAACCGGTGAATATCGATAGGGTGTGCATCCCATATATCTTGATTTAGTATACCACTTGCACTAATGCGCCAATAAATATCACCAAACCCAGGTTTCCATCTACCTTTCTTAATTGGTTTAGTTTTACTAATAGGAGCATAACCAGCTGCTAGTAAATCTTCTTCACTTATTTGTACATCGTTAATTGTGATTGTTTTCATAATATATTTCTCTTTTAATTTATGTTGTTTATCAATTTCTATACTTTTCAATAACTGACTAACATACGGCTTTGGTAGGTGAGTTCTCATACCTTTGACCCCCCGACAGATAATAGGGTATCAACATCGCGTAAATGACTAGACGTATCACTATGACTTTTTGCAAGCTCTAAAGCAATCATAGAGCCTTGGGGTATTTCTAAGTTAGCGATAGCATAACAATTGGCTTTAGTTGTGCTAGGCTCTAAGGTTTGTGCAAACTTAATCATTGCATTTTTGGTTTTAGGTAGCATGGTTATTCCTTAAATCTTTGAGTGTTACTTTAGTGAATCCTGAAGGTGTTTTTAGCCACATCCCGTAAATATCTTCATAGACAACCCCCGTGTAGTCTGCCAAATACCAGCCGTTATCACCAACATCCCAGTAACATTTACGTTTAAATGCCCTCAGTTTAGTTACCCTCATAATATATTACTCTTTAAGTTGTGTTGTTGTTTATCAATTTATGTATACAATAAGAATGTAACTAGATGTTACTCATATCAACAACTTCACCAAATGAATCTTCGAAATAAGTTTCGTTACTATTTTCGTCATATTTGTTTTTATACCAATAACCTCTAGAATTTTCAAAATAAGTAACATTACCATTTTCGTCAAATATACGTTTATGCCAATAACCATCAGAATTTTCTAAATAAATTTCATCTACACTTTTCTTCGCATCTCTAACACGAGAATCATTATTTAATATCTGTTGTTTCGAAACGAATTCTCTTTCGCATTCATTACATACGGAATATTCCATTGAGATCGATAATACTGATCCTTTATAGGAAATACTTTCAATATCATCTAATTGTCTAATACTTTCTGATTTACATATTTTGCAATTGGTCATATAAACTCTTCAAGTTATGTTGTTGTTTATCAATTTATGCATACTAAAAGAATGATAAACTAATACTTCATTATTTTGTAATTTATACGTAAATTTAGTCATTATCTATCACATTCAGCTAATATCTGTTTATGTATTTCAGGTGATAATGTGTTGAGAAACGGTTCAAGTGCTGAAATCAAGTCTACTATTTTATCTTCTCGTTCTTGACAACGTTTCTCGACATTCGCCATTTGTGTTCGTAACATTTTTATTTGTTGTCTTAATTCAATTTTATTCATTTTTGTTTTCCCATTTTAAAAATAATTCGTTTAATTCATCTTTCATTACTGACTCTGCTACTGACCATGATGCTGCCCGTGCTAACCATGTTACTGACTCTGCTAACTGTGATGCTGCCCATGCTGCTGACTCTGCTGACTCTGCTGCCCATGCAGCTGACCGTACAGCTGACCATGCTGACTCTGCCGCTGACTCTGCTGACTCTGCTAACTCTGCCGCTAACTCTAATTCTTTCTTTGTTATTTTTTTATTTATAAAATCCTTTTTAGCTTGTATAGCTAGTCGCGGTCTTTTGTCATCAGGATAAATACTTTCAAAATTATGTAAACATGACATCGCCCAATCACAACCAAGTAGATTTAAATCATCTTTTTGATTTTGACTGAACTCTGAATACGAAACAGAAATAAGCCACCAAATATCAGACCACCTATTTGAATCTAAAGCTTGTGATAGTGTAACAATATTATCGCCATGTGCTTGTTTAAATGTTTTTATAAAACTATTTGAACAAGAAGGTAGTTTTTTTAATTCTTTTATATCTAATGTTGTTTTCATTATTTATCCCATCCTTCAGGTTTATACTTGTTTAACCAATTAATAAACTTCTCAGCAGCCCAGGGGTGCATATAGATATTTGAGGTTTCATAATATCTTGATGTTGTAGCTACCCATTCTTTACTGTGTGTACTGTATCCTACGTAACAATTTTCTGATCCTTCTGCAAAGTTATAACCATCAGCAAATTCTAAAGCTTTACGAGTGAACCAAATATTTGAGTATAAATGCTTACCAACTAACAAAGCTTCTTCTTGAGGCATAGCTAAGTTTGCTTTATTTAGGTTTTTTACATTTTCTGCTGATGTCCATAAATAGGCAATAATTTTACCTGTATAATTGAAGTCCGGTGTGAAACATTTTCTGCTAACACGAGGAAACATCGGCTTCTCTGGTGCTAGTAATTCTTTCTTTAATTCTGCTAACTCTTTTTCTAGTTGTTCAATTTTTTGTATTGGTTTCATTTCCTTCTCCAGTTCAGTTTCTTGCCAAGTGTTGTTTTTAGAAAATCCACTATGTGTGTCTAGCCAAGGGCATAGTGGTGTCTCAAAGTCATCATTCATCATTTTATATGCCCCAAATCAATCATCTTCTGATTAACAGATACCCCATCACCTTTTAAATAAACTGTACCTAGCCAACGATATTTACCAAACTTGTTAGATTTAATAAGTACATCTTTACCGTCTACAAAATCTTTCATAGCAGCAGTAGCCAGCAAACCTAAACGCTTCTCTTCAGCAGATTTAGGTCTATAAGTTTCAGGAGAATCATAATCAAGCATTCTAAAACGTACTTTAGTAAAGATGTTAAATCCTAAGTCAACTATTGCATCAATAGTGTCTCCGTCTACAACACGAGTTACTTTTGCATTAAAAGTGTAATTGTTTCTAAGTTTCATAATTTATCCCTGATAAAGAAATTTCTTAAAAATTTCTGCTACTAAACTGTTTATTTGCTTTTGTCAGGTATATCGTCCATCAGCTGCAAGCAATCGCCTAAGTGCAAAATAGGCTTAACAAAATGGTCAACTTGACATTCATTACGCTGGGCTTCATTCATTGCAAGTTATCTTCACCATCTAATTCAGATTGTAAATCGTCATAATCAGGTTCTTCACCATCTAATTCAGATTGTAAATCGTCATAATCAGGTTCTTCATCATAAAACTTTTTATAAAATTCAAGATCTTTCATTAGCTTACACCTTCATTAAAATCAATTGTCATCTGGGTCATTCATATTATCTAAAGGTTTAAATTTTAAATACACTACTTTTTCTAACCATTTTTTAACTTTCATTTTATTTCCAATTATTTTTTCTTAAATGACAGGCGAAATTACCCACAATTATAACTTATAAAAAACTACCTAATTCTACTTTCTGATGATCTTGTTTCTTTATTATTTTATCATCATATTTTCTATGTATAGTAAATGCAGCATTTAATTTATATAAATCTTCAAGTTCTAAATCCTCTGATATATCATCTACATCGTCATCGACAGTACAGTGAATAAAGTGTTCTACCCCAGTTTCGTTTAATTCCTTATTATACAAAACCGCTTCGGTAAGTTCTGCGCCATCATAGAATTTTAAATTGTTATTTTCTAATACTGCATTGATTGCACCAGTGTAATCTTTTACGCCTAATAAATAAGCAAATCCAGAAATAGTCACATCTAAATCACATGCAGCATCCAATGCTTCTAAATCATCATATAATTCTACTGCGTCTATTGCTTCAATTAATTCTTCCTGAATTCTTAATAATTGATTAAGCAATATTTCTTTCCTTTGTTCTTTGTTCTCTGGTGTATTATCTGGTGGATTTTTTCCACACATACTATTCCATATAGATACTCGCTCAAATGTTGTATTGTTTTCTAACTCAGTCATTTTGTCTCCTAATAATATACATACAAAAATTCATTTTCTTCTATCTGTATAGCTTCAAACAGATTTATGTTATACCAATAATTATTATAATCATCCCACCCAACTTTAGATCCGGTTGCGGCAATAAAAAATGTACATACCCCATTAATAGGGGAATATATAATTTCAGTTACTAAATCTCCAAACATTTCTACTGCACAATCATGTGCCTGTTCTGTTACAGATGAAAATTCTGAACTAACCGCTACTGATTTTAAGCTTACATTTGACATTATTTTTCCTAATTTTTAGTTATGTTTAGTTATGTTTAGTTATGTTTAGTTAAGTTTTTATTCGGTTGCGCTCTTTAAGTGTTTTCATTATTTCAGCAATTTCTTTGTCTGTCAACACATAAATCATTTCTTTTACTATTTTTTTACTGAAATACTTCATTAACTCAATATCTTTAGATTTTTTTATATATTTTGACCGTGATGTTACCTTTGGCATCATAATTAAATATATCAAATGTTGCATTTCTTTTGGTAATTCGCTTAGCTTATTTAGTTCTCCAGCATACAACACTGATCCTAAGTTTTGCCCTAATATGTTATTTATTGTATAACAATCATATAATTTTAGCAAAGGATCAACTGTTCTTAAATCTATATTTGATAATATTTTATTCACTGCATCAAAAATATTAAGTGATTTCTCTTTAACTCCGTCTTTGTGTTGTTCAGTTATATTCCCCCAAAGATCAATCATTCATAATACCTACTAACGCTGACAATAAGTTTAATTCTCTGTTAGGAACACTAGAATCAAACTTCTGTGCTTCAGCAATACTCACAACAAATTGAATTAATTTCTCTCCTTGCAGATATTTTTCTACGTTGTTATAACATTCTGAGTAAACTGAGTCTATATTACAATCAGCTACCCATTGTTTAATTTTTACAAAATTTTTATTTTGTAATATAGTAAACAGATCTTTAATATCTGATCCTTGTTCTGATCCTAGAGATAATTTTTGTGATGTAATATTTTTTTGAAGTTCATTTAATATTCTTCGTTGATCTGGATAATATTTTTTCACTAATTTAATTATATCATTTGGATCATTATTAACCTTTTCAATATTTAAAATATTTAAACACAATCTAGCAAAATCTTGAGCGAGTTCATTCGTTTTATTTTTAGGAATATTAAAATCAAATGTAGCACATCTTGAGTGCAAAGCTGGAATAACTTTATCAGGATAATTGCATGTTAATATAAACCTAACATCATCATGTTGTTCCATAAAATTTCTTAGTCCTTGCTGCACGGCTTTAGTTAATCCATCACATTCATCAATAAATATCAGTTTTAATTTAGCACCAGATAACGATACACATGATGTAAAATCTCCAAGTTCCCTTAATGTTTCAATGTTAAGTGTACCATTTGAACCATTAAATTCTAAATGTTCACAATCTAATTCATTAATTAATATTTTTGATACTGTAGTCTTTCCTGTACCGGCAGAACCGCTAAATAATAAATTAGGAATATTATTTATTTTTATATATTCGTTGAATTTTTCTTTAAATTCTGTTGGTAATATACAAACAGTCATGTTGTGTGGTCTGTACTTATAAGTAAATAATTTATTTAGCATGTTATCCTCTGGTCATTATAAGTTCTTTAATTTTTCCTCTAGCATCTGCTTTACCTGATACAGAACGTTGTACTTCAACCTCATTGATTTTAAAATCTTTATATAATTCTCGTATTGCTGATGTGTTTGAATTGCTAGCTATAACTCTAACCCCACAATTAGAAGCCCTAAGCAACCCGTCACGAAGTCTTATCTGGTCAGGCATACAAAAGCCATTCTTTGTGTATTTAAACTCTGTAATCGTGTCTGTCGCACTAACATAAGGTGGATCTGCATATATATAACATCACCTTGTTTTGCATTTTGAATACAAACGCAGGAATCATCAGAACTGAATTTATAATTCAATAATTGAAAATAATCATTGAATTCTAAGAGGCTGTTATTATTTTTCTTAATGTTTCCAGAACCGACAGGAGTATTAAAATGTCCTTTTAAATTCTCTCTATATAAACCTTGAAACCCTGTTCTGTTTAAATATATAAATAACGCAGCAATAGATAATGGATCGGTTGCTGTATTAAATTGATCTCTTAACTGATAATAATTATCTCTACCTTCTTCCAACAAAGGTAACAAAATATCAATAACTTCATTTGGGAAATTAATAATCATTTTATGTGTTGTGATTAATTTATGATTTAAGTCATTTAAAATATAATTATTTGCTTTTACATTTAATGCTACTGCACCAGTACCAACAAAAGGTTCAATAAAGGTTCCTTTTACTTCACCTATAGCATCTAACACATGACTTAGAATTCTTTGTTTAGATCCTACCCATCTAAGATAAGGGCGTTTATGATCAGACATAAAATATTCCTAATATAAATAGCATAATTACTATTGTAGTTCCTGCTCCGGCTGCGACTATATCTTTTGCTTCTTTGTATCTTACTCCATCAGCACAACAAATAATGATCCCATAGTTTAAAAGAAATAACATACCTAACATAAATCCTTTGAATTTAATATTCATGCTGCCTCCTTAATATTTAAAAATGCTAATACTGTTGCTAAATTAATACTATCTGCTTTATGCCAAGTTTGTTCGTTTATAGAACAACACCACTGATTTTCTATAAATTCAATTTTATACGAATTAACTGTATTAATAATTAATTCTAATAAACTAAAATTATGAATAAAATCTAATTCTTGTTCAATGTTAATAATGTTTTTATTATCACGTTTTATATGTCCAGTTAATGAATTAAATTCTTTGTGTTCTTTGTATTTAATTCCAATTAAATCAATTATTGATTTATTAATTTCATAATAATATTCTTTTAATTCCATAAATTTTCCTATTCTGCTAAATTATACTTAGAAAAGTTACCTATTTTTTGAACCTCGATATTAGTATCAAATAAATGTCGGATCTCTTTCCTATGCGATATTACAAAAGTATTCACTGATTCCATTTCATTAAGGATCTCCATGACATATCCAATACCATTTGCATCTAATGCACCGTCTAATACTTCGTCAATAATAAGTATATTTGATGATACAGTATTTTTACTTTTTGCTAAATCAATCCACATCAAAAGTATAGCAATATTTATTCTACTACGTTCTCCGTTTGAAAAACTTCCATAGCTAAATATATCTCTATGTCTTGACTTAATAGTTTCATTAAAGTGTTCATCCAGAACAAATGAGTAATTAGCTTGCATACGATCTAGATATTTATTAATGCTTGAATTGATCACAGGTAAGTATTGTCTAACAATTTTAGATTTTAATCCAGTATCTTTTAACATTTCTGTACCTAATTCACACAATTCCTGTTGTTCTGTTAGATCTGTTATACTTGCAGTAATAACATCTAAGTTATTTTTATTGGTTAATAATAATTCTTTATAATGTTCTAGTTTGTTGTCTTGTTTCCCCTCAAGATCATTTAATTTTTTACTCAGATCATCAAATTGAGTTTCATTAAAATATTTAGCTGACTTTAATCTTGTTATTGCAGAGCTACGTTCTTGATCTAAGTTACAAACTTCTGTGTTATACGGGGTCATTATTTTATTAACCTCATGATCATATACAGATAACAATTTTTCATTTTGAAGAACATTTTCATTTTTTATAGAATTACACTGATTAGTCCACTCAGAAATGATCATATCTGTTTTTAATTTATGAGTTGAGTTTATTTGTTCACAATCATTTTTATACTTATCATTTATTCTCTCACAAATAATACTATGATTTAATCGTTCTTGTTGAACAAAATCAAGATATTTATTATATGTTGATTTTATTTCTAATTGTTTATCTAGATCAGATTTTAATATTTCTTTTTGCGCTATGTATTCTTTGTATTCTGTACTAAGTTCATTGATTTTCTTATTTATGTTAGTGATTATATCTTTTTTAAAATCTTCAGATATATGTTGTTTACAACGATCACAATTTTCATTATGTTGGTAAAACCCTGCAATAACTTTATGATCATTAGCTTTAGAAATACAAACTTCCATCTTAGATCCTAATTCTTTGATCTTTATTTCAGTTTTTTGAATTTTAATATTATCAGGGGCTTGTAGTTCTGTACGTAAATCTAACTCTGGTAACACAGGCGTGTCAGGAAGCACTGGTAATGATTCAATTATAGGACGCACTGGTAGTATCAAAGGTATATTTTTAGGTTTCTCTGGTAACACAGGCGTGTCAGGATACGTTATTGGTGTATTGTATAATTCACTAAGATCATTTACTGATTGTGTCAATTTAGTTTGTTGTAATTTTAGTTCGTTCTTTAGTTGTTGGATCTGAGTTACAGATACTTCTTGAATATTATCAACAATTTCTTGGGTAGATTGTAATTTTGATCTTATGATCTCAATTTTATTGTTCTGTTGTTCTAATGTGAACTTAACTTCTTTATAACGTTCCTTCATAGTTATTGACATTTTGCCAATGACTTCTAGATCTAACATTTTTTCTACAACAACCCGTCTATCTGGAGTAGATAATTCCATGAATGGCGCAGATGAAGTAGAACTCATAATTGAAGTTTGTGTAAATGTTTTAAAATCTGTTCCAATGATCTGTTCTAACTGCTGTTGCAGATCTTTAGTTGCTGCTTCTTGGTCTATTTGTTCATTGTTTTTAAATAGTTTAAATATTGATGGTTTTTGTCCTCGTTGTATCTTGTAATCAATACCATTTGCATTAAAATCAAGTTCAATTAACATTTTCTTTTTATTTACTGAGGACACTAATTGATTTAATTTAACATCACGGATAACTTTATTGAATAACACATAACAAATCATATCAATAATTGTAGATTTTCCTGCCCCGTTTGTGCCGTATATGATTGTGTTATCTGTACTAGATAAATCAAATTCTACCGGTGTAGAACCAATAGAAAGAAAATTCTGCGCTTTAATTGTTTTGAATGTTATCATTGAATTCCCCTAGTCTCTTTGTGTATTTGTTGCAATAATTTATTCAATTTGTTAGCTTTCTCTGGATATACATCATTGATATAATCCGTGATTAATTCTTCAGTTGATATTGTAGATAACACACCATCAAAAACAATAGAAGATGTTTCTGCATCCAATTCCATCAAAGGTTCTATTATTTTTAAGTTATAACATTGTTTTGATTCTAACATATTAATAAATTTGTTATATTTATCAAAATCTGTTCTGTTGTTAATCACCACTTTAACAATTTTATTCTTTAACTGATCAGAGATCTCAATTAAGTTATCTTCATTGTAACTGATCCGATAATACATTTTTTGATCAGATTTTATGAATTCTAAATTATTATTTTTTGTATCTAGAACATGAAATCCCTTATCAGTATTGCAATCAATCCATGACATTTCATACGGTGTTCCAATATATTTAATATTGTAAGGATAATCACCTTTAGTATGAAAATGCCCTGCTATAGTTAGATCAAATTTCTTAAATAATGATTGTTTTAATCCATTTGAACATAAACTGCCACCCATGTTAGCACCATTAATTTCTGGATGGCATACAATAATTTTAGCATCAGTTTCATCTATAGCTGTCAATGAATTAATTTCATTATATTCACATATCCAAGGCATGAATAAAATTTTAGTTCCATCAAAGGACAATTCTTTACCTGAATTATAAATGAAAATATTATCATAATCAGCCAAATGCTCATTGATGGCATTAGGAGTCAATGTATTTTTATAATAAGCATCGTGATTTCCCACAATAACATGTATAGAAATATTAAGTTTTTTCAATTTATCAAAAAACTTAGTTTTCCATTGATTTAATACATGGGTATTTGTAGATTTTCTATTGTCAAACAAATCTCCTGTTTGAATAATAGTGTTAATTTGATGATCAATACAATATTGTATTGTTATGTCTAACACGGATAATTGATAATTCATAAGATTATATGAATTATCAGATGCACCTATATGCAAATCCCCTAATACTAATATTTTCATAAAAGATCCTTAAATTCAAAATCCAAATATTTTTCAACAAAATAATGTCTGGTATATTTAACATTAGTATTTACAATATTCTTTATTTTGTCCATATAAATATTCAAATCAATTATTTTTTGTAGATCACTATTATCATACACAATAATATCATATTGTATATGATCAATAACAAGTTTAAAATTAAATTTATTATGCAGTATATTAAATTTATTGTTATAATAATGTAAATTTATTACAATTTTTTTATTTTTATGTTCTATATAATTAATAAGTTCTTTTGCTTTATCTGAGTCCATCACAAAATCATAATCAGATTTATCAGTAAATCCTCCCCAACGTCTGGAACCAAAAGGAATAGAATTATGTAAAATATAATCAATTATATCCTGCTGACTGTTAAGGGAGTGATGATCAAGTGTATTCATTGTTGTTCCTTAATATTCAAATTCTGTATTAAAAGTATCATCTATACTAGATCCCGTCATATAATTTGTTAGTTGTGCTTCTTGTGCTGCAACTTGGGTTAGATCTTGTTTTATATGTGGATCAATCCAAGTTAAAGGATTTTCCGTAATGTGTTTAAATTTATAATTTAATCCTAGTCTAACATAAATACTTTCTGCTAGATATTTTGTATAATCTGACAACAGTTTAGAATTAAATCCTACAATGATTGTAGTTCCTTTAAATAGATCTTTAGACCATTGTTCTTCTGCTTCTACAGTAGAATTAAGAATTTGCTCAACCTCTGGGACCATTTCTTTCCAAATTTCAGGGTGTTCTTTTGAAAGAATTTTTAACATGATCATACAATTATTTGCATGTAACACTTCATCATTAAAAATTAACCCAATTTCTTTATCTATCCCATTCAATTTGTTGGTTATTTCACATACAGCAAATGTAGAAGCAAATGAGCTTAAAAACATAATACCTTCTAATGCAAGCAAAGTAGTTATTGTTTTAATTAATGTTTTTACCATTTTATCTTTAGTGTATACGATACCGCATGATAAATTAATTAACATCTGATTATGTTCTTTAAAATTGATAATAATGAATTCAATCCGAGAGATCATACGTTCATCATTTCTGATACGCTCTAATAGCTGATTAGGGTCTTTAAATACAGTAGCAATCATATTACCATAAGATTTGGCATGTGTTGATTCAGTCATGCTATGATAGCTTATAAGAGACTCTAATTGTGGGTTAGAACAAATTGGTAAAAATAATTGTGCAATAGAACCTGATGCCATTGAATCTGATGCCATTTGAAAAGATAATGCTCTTATAAATATTTCAGTAAGATCATCATCTAAAGACATTAAATCTTTAGCGTCTTGTACCATTGAGATTTCTTTAGCTTTCCAGAATAATGATTGTTGCTCAATATCTGCTGCCTCAATTTGTGGGTATCTAACATTAAACGAGTCAAACAATCCTACAGGTTCCCCGAAAAAAATAGGGAATTCTGTATTTTTTGTTTTGATATTAAATTGTAAACTCATTTTTCATCTCCTTGTTGTAATGTAATCGTTTTGTCATGTATAGTAAACTCATAAATTTCATTGAAACCACATAATGAAATTCCTACAACAACATCACCGTTTGGATAAACATCCAGATATTCATAATTGAATTCTGATGCATCAATAGTTTCATTTCTTTCTTCTGAAATCATTCTTACAAACTGTATAGCCTGTTCTCTACTGATTATTTTCATTACTTAACCTTTTTTAAATTGTTTTAAATTGTTTTCTATAAATGTTTTGGTAGTTTTCCAATTTTCTAAATATTTCACAATCAAATTTTCATTAGCTTCTAAATACAACTTCAAATAAATATCATTCATATATTCGTATAATTCACCCATGATAACTGAGTCTAATTCTTGATCAGATACGAATTTTTTATGTTCTGAATTTCTTTTCAGTTCTAATACAGTTAAAACTTCGTGCAATAATGTAGGTTTAACTACATCGGTACTAAGTTTCTTTGGTTTCCCATCATAGGCTTTTAAAATATTTACTAAGGTTGTATTATCAGGGCATGTATCCTGTACAAATATAACACAATCAAAAATATCTTGTTTTAAATCTTGGATTAAATCTTTATTCATTTATTACTCCATTTAATTTATAATTAGTTTAAGGTATTCATTTTCTTCATTTTCTTTAATTTCTTTAATTTCTTTTTGACGATTTTAAGTGAGTTTATTACTACATCAACTGATTTTGTATTATCAAATCTTAAATAACATTTTATATTAGGAACATCATTTATATCATAATAAGATGGAAGAAAATCACCAACACATTTATTTTTATCCAATTCATTGATTATAATTCCTACCATGTCTTTTTTATCCATCCAAGTTCCTACCCCTAACTTACCACCAAAAGTTAAAGTCGGGATCATCACTCCGTTAAATCTTACCTGTTTATAACCAGAACTATTCATTTTGTATCCTTATTCTACGTCCTGTGTTTTAAAACACAGGACAAATTATTAAGTAATATAAAACATATTAATATTAATTGCAAGCTATAAAGAACAATTTTCACAACTTTGTTCTGTCTTAACTTCACCTCGACCGGTTTTGCTATTATTATAATATAAGGTTTTCATTCCCATTTTATTTCCATATAGTAAATTCTTAACTGACTCAGATAATGATACCTTACCATCTTTCATTTTAGTAAAATCTGTGTATGTATCTGCTGATATGCTCTGGTCTGTAAATTTCTGAATTATTGCATAACAATTAACAAGATCATTATACGGCAATTCCCATGCAGTTGTATAGTTATATTTTTCAACATCTGGTGCAAAACATTGAATTTTTCCTGTCCTTGAATCTTTATATATCATTTCTGATCTAATTGGATACAGTCCATTAGTATTATTTGTTGCTACTGAGCTGCTTTCACATGGCATGTGTGCTACTAATGTACTAAATCTAACTCCATGCTCTTGCACCTCATTCTGTAGTTCTTCCCAATTGTATTCTAACTTATTATATAACTTATCTACATTTTTATTATAAGTTTGTAAAGGTGTCCATCCTTCAGCCCATTTAGTTTCATGTATTAACGGAAAACTTCCCCTTTCCTTTGCTAATCTAACACTAGCTTTCAACATGAAATAATAATGTCTTTCTGCCAATTTATGAATTACATCTAAGTCTTTATAATTCTTTCCTAACTTAGCCAAATAATGTGCAAGATCAGTAATTCCTACACCAATAGATCTATATTGATTTGCTGATGATTTTAATTGCGGTAATGGATAGTGCATTGATTGCATTAAATTATCTAATCCTTTTGCAACAATATAACAACATTCCTCATAATCTTTATCTGATTCTATTGCAGTAATATTAATAGCTCCAATAAAACATTGAGCAGTTAGTCCAGTTTTGTCCGAAACATAATCTTGATACAATTCAGTTATGTGATTATATTCTTGAGTAGGCAATGTAATTTCTGAACATAAATTGCTCAGTCTAACAGTTTTATTAAAGGGGGAGTGTTCATTTACGTTGTCTACATTAAAAAGGTATACTCGCCCCGTGGCTTGTCTTACCTCTAAATATTTAACTAAAAGATCAAAAGCATTCAAAATTTTACCTTGATTTTCTTCAATCGCTTTATCCATCAAAGAACTAAAATTATATCTGTTGTTATAAAATGCGTTGTATAATTCTGGATTAATTCTTTGTGATACAACACACCATTTTTGTTTCTTTGCTGCTCTACGTAAAAAATCATTATTTAAACATAATGAAT